GGATAGAGCTCTCTATATTAATACTCTAGAAGGTGAAATGGAGGCTACTATAGGTGACTGGATTATCCAAGGTGTTAAAGGTGAGTTCTACCCCTGTAAACCAGATATTTTTGAACTAACATATGAAAGAATATCTTAAATGAAGTTAGTGATTAAAACAGATGACTATCGTGCAATACCTGTAAGGGCGCACCCTACAGATGCCGGAGCAGATTTATTCTCTAGTAACGAAGTAGCTATCTATCCTGGCGATACACAATTAATTGATACTGGCGTAGCAGTTAAGATTCCTGTTGGATACGTCGGGCTAGTATATAATCGCTCCTCACAGGGCAAAATTCATGTTTCAATCCCTCACGCAGTTGGGGTGATTGATTCAGACTATCGCGGCAATATTAAAGTATTGCTACAAAATAATGGAGAAGACCCTTATTTTATCTATCGCTACTCTACACGGATTGCACAGCTGGTTGTTGCTCCTATTGTTCTAGTTGAGTTTAAAGGTTGGGATGCTACATCTTCCGCATGGGATGACACCGAACGGGGTCAGGGCGGCTTTGGTAGTACAAATAAAGGAACATAATGACAGTTAGTACAAGAGCACAAGTAATTACACGACGTACCTACAACAGACCCCTATCAGATGATGGTAAAGTCTTTGAAACGTGGGAACAAACAGTAGCCCGAGTTATTGATCACCAACAATGGTTGTGGGAACGAGCAGCAGGACGTGATCTGATCGACACAGAGTTTGCAGAACTATATGATCTAGAACAGCTAATGTTAGATCGTAAAGTATCAATGAGTGGTCGTTCACTATGGTTAGGCGGAACAACGGTTGCACAAACTCGTGAAGCATCACAATTCAATTGTAGCTTTACACAAGTTGAAACCATCTATGATACGGTTGACGTATTGTGGTTGTTGTTGCAAGGTTGTGGTGTTGGATTTAAGCCAGTAGTAGGTACACTAAATGGATTTTCTAAAGCAATCAAGAACATTCGAGTTGTACGTTCAACCCGTACTGAAAAAGGTGGAAACGAGAACAATGTTGAGCATTTCGACCCCGTCACTAAGGTGTGGACTATCCAAGTTGGAGACTCTGCTGAAGCATGGGCAAAATCAATCGGAAAACTCATGGCAGGTAAGTACCCTGCCAAAGAGCTGGTTCTTGACTTCAGTCAATTACGACCAGCAGGTGAAAGGCTAAAAGGATATGGTTGGATTTCTTCTGGTGATAGTGCTATTAGCACTGCTTATGTCGCTATTGCAAAAATCCTCAATGGACGCGCTGATAGCCTTCTTACAAGAATGGATATTCTGGACATTGTTAATTGGCTTGGGACTATTCTTAGTAGTCGCCGTTCCGCTGAAATTGCTCTTTTTGAGTATGGTCAGCCTGAGTGGGAAGAGTTTGCGGTGGCTAAAAAGGATTGGTGGCTCCATAACAATTCGCAAAGACAGCAATCAAACAATTCGCTAGTATTTAAAGAGAAACCCCTATATGCTGACTTACGCAAAATCTTTGATCTTATGGAAGACGCAGGAGGATCTGAACCTGGCTTCATCAATGCTGTGGAAGCAACGCGAAGAGCACCTTGGTTCTCTGGATGCAATCCATGCGTGGAAATCCTTTTGGGAAATAAGTCCTTCTGTAATCTCACTGAAACCGACATTGGCAAGTTCAAAGGCGATACTGCAGGATTACACGAAGCTATTAGGCTTGCCGCTCGTGCAAACTACCGACAAACCTGTGTTAACTTAAATGATGGAATACTTCAAGAATCTTGGCATCTTAACAACTACTTTCTACGTTTATGTGGTGTGGGTCTTACTGGAATTGCTATGCGCCCCGATATGGGCGGCTATGACTACGAATATTTGAAGCGCACAGCTACTGCTGCTGCTATTGGTATGGCTCAGGATTTAGGTCTTCCATCTCCAAAGAATATTACTTGTGTTAAGCCCTCTGGTACACTATCCAAGATCATGGATACCACAGAGGGCATTCACAAGCCTTTAGGAAAGTATATTTTCAACAATGTACAATTTAGTAAATACGACCCGGTTGTTGATAAGCTCCGGGCTGCTAACTATACTGTTATTAATCATCCAACCGATGATTCTGGTGTCCTGGTTACCTTTCCGGTTAAGTGGGATAATGTTCCTTTTGCTAAAGTTAATGGAAAGGAAGTTAATCTTGACTCGGCTCTCGATCAACTTGAAAAGTACAAGTTAATTCAAACTAGTTGGACACAACAAAACACATCTGTTACTATCAGTTACTCCTTAGATGAAGTAGAAGATATTATTCAGTGGCTATTACATAACTGGGATTGCTATGTCGGTGTAAGTTTCTTATACCGTACTGACCCTAGTATGACAGCAAAAGATCTTGGTTACCTATACCTTCCACAAGAAGTTGTAAGTGAACAAAGCTACAATGACTATGTCATTACCTTAAAGCCTGTTGATCTAGACGGAACTAATAGTTTCGACGAGATCATTGGCGATGAATGCGCAACCGGGGCCTGCCCCATAAAGTGATAATAAAAATGAACGAAAATCCAGAACTGACATTTACCCTAAACTTGAACGAAGCTAATATGGTTTTAGCTGCTTTACAGGAACTCCCTGCTAAGGTTGCCAATCCACTTAGCCAGAAGATCACGGAACAAGCTAAGGCGCAGATTGCAACAATGCAAGCACAAAATCCTGCCGAAGTTACTGACGTAGAATAAGAAAAAGCCCCATAATCGCAAGATTATGGGGCTTTTTTATTTACTGTCTAAAAGATTTTTACTAGTAGAATTAACGTATTTTACGAATTCATCGGCAAGAGCATGTAAGCTGCCCTTGCCTGTATCGGTTTTAAAGAATGATGATAGTTTGTCTAAGTTGTTAGAAACACAGACCTGTTGTTGAACTGACATAGCCTGTCCAAAGGACGCGTATGATTCAAACTTTTGTAAGGCTGATTGTACTACTTTTGGGTTCCCTCTTATAGCTGCGGCTAAAGCTTCTGGGGTTATAATTCTTAATAGATCTGTTAACATTTTATTCTTCTTTTATTATACTACATTCCAATTAGTTCCACGGAAGATGAGGTTAGCACTTGCATTGGCTGCAAAAGCTAATACAAATCCGGCAGGGCTAACTAGACCCTCAACTGTTTCGCCTACAACATTACCAACAATGGTTACGTTGCCTAAGTTACCGAATTCAGATTTGATTACATACTCGTCACCATCAGTACCCGCTGGTAGGGTTAGTACTACTGGAACTACCGCTATCACACCAACATAGTAGTCGGTAGTAAGTACGGGACCCGTTACTGCCACTAGTCTAGTAGCTACAGCAGGGGTTGGGGTTGCATTAATCGTTAGACTAGGTGCAGCTCCGGTGATTGTGATACCTGTACCGGCAGTCAGGGTAGTAATAACACGGTTGCCTGTGTCAGTTACTGCACCTGTACTGGTTAACGTTGCAAACGTCGGATTTGCTGTGATTGCTACGCTTTGTGGCAAGTCGATTACGCCCGCTACTACGTCAATGTTTGTGCCTACTTCGACAACACCATAGTTGGTCTTCGAAGCGGCTGGTGAATTATATGCCATATTATTTTCCTATGAAATTCTTGTTAATGTGATCTTAGCACTACTTCCAGTAGGTCTAATTGGTGCAACTCCTGCCGGTAAAGCAGTTAGTGCTACTGTAGTGTCTGCGCTTGACCAGCACATTTGTATATTACTACCAGCAGCCATGTTTAGGGTAAAGTTACCTGATAAGAATATTAAGGTTAGTGTATTTGTTAGCTCTAAATCCTGTCTAGACCCAACTACATCAACTCCATTATATCTCAACCATAAACTAGCATCACTGGTTCCACCACTAGTTTTAGCTACTGTAAGCGTAAACATCTTAGTGTATGTTCCAGCATTAGCTACAGTGATAGCGTTGCCTCCTACTACACTTATACCATTTGTCGGACCCGCTGCATTTAAGGTAACGAGATTAATCGCACTTGCTACAGGATTAGTCTGTGTACCATCGGTAAAGAAACCATAATTTAGTAAGCCTAAAGTGGCTGATATAGTTCCATTAGTTCCAGTTAAACCGGTACCAACTTTCATTACACCAAAATCTGCTGTTGAGGCTAAGGGTGCTCCGTAACTCATACAACATTCCATTCTGTACCATTGTAGGTAAGTGTGATACTTGACCAATCTATATTAAGGATATAGTTGGCAGCCCCATCAATAGTAGATGCAGTTGCTACAATCGTAATAGGATTCGTGTTACTGTCGCCGATACCATCTTTGACAACATAAACCTTGCCAAGAGTACCAGCCGGTAGTGTGATTGTGACTGCTCCGGCATATATAACTCCTAAAAAGTACTCGTCTAAAGTTGGGGCATACGTTGCTGCATCAACTAAAGTAACGGGCACATCTGCTAGAGTACCTGGAGGGCCTTGCGGGCCGGCTGGTCCTTGAGGACCTGGTGGCCCCGGTGGGCCAGGAGGGCCTGGGATACTTGGTGCAATATACCTAATTGATAGATCTAAATCATCAACAAAAGCCGGTATAAAAGGAAGTCCTTGGGATTGGGATTGACCTGCTAGTAGGCCAAATGGGAAGCCCATATTTTGATTTTGTAACATAGATTCTCCTTATAAATGCCCCCAGCTTGTGACTAGAGGCATACACTAAAAATTATCTAATGTTAGTGTTTGTGTTAGTTGGGGTTGAGGTTTGTGTACCTGAACCAACGTTAATTGCTGCATTACCATTAGTAATGTTTTGACCTAGAGCATAAATCAAATTGGCAAGTTGGCCAAATTGAGCTTGCTGTTGCTGTTGTTGTTGCATCTGGTTAACAGTTGTAGTCGTATTAACTTCAACACCACGTGAACGCTCGCTGTAGCGATTATCGCTACGTAGTTCAATAATCGCAGCATTAGCATCAGATAATTGACGCTGTAAATTAATTTCGTACTGGCTAGTGATTAGCGCACGGGTCTTTTCACCATCGCTAGAAATATCTCTAGATAGTACATAACGGTTTTCCATGATATTTTGGTTAGTCAAAGCTTGACCTTGCATCAATGCTACTGAATTAGCATTAACGACGTCTTTTACGTTATCAATACGCATAGATAGCCCTTGAGCTAGGCCGTTAAGTCCTGCATTGATACCGATAGTTTGGTTAGCTTGTGAAGCTTCCATTGCTGCTGTAGAAACAGCAACTGCTTTATCTACTGCACCGATAGCCTGCATTAGGCTCATATCTGCTAGACCTTGGGTAGTAACTCCGCCAGCTACCATACCTACCCCGTCTCCGCCATCTAGTCCGCCTAGACCACGGCGTCCAAATAGTGCAGTACCTAAAAGTCCGCCTACTAGACCGGCCCCTAGTCCTGTACCCATAGCGGCACCTGAACCTCCGCCCATACCTGAACCGAATAAATTGATTGTATCTTGTGGTGTCATATCGTCATCCTCTGTTGTTGTTTCGCTAATAATCGCGATTGGTTCGCCGTCTTCGGCTATTACTGTGCTCATTTGAGCTTCTGAAACTTTACCTGGTAGCATAATTACGTCACTGACGTCTTCATACATTAGTCCAATAGGGGTTTCACCCTTTTTATAATTTGTTAATTTAAAATAAACCGTATCACCGGCTCTTACATTTACCTGCTGAGTAGGCTCCATTGCATCATTTACATAAGCATTTACTCTGGCAGTGTCAGGCTTTGATATAGTAATAATACCATCTCTGGGTATAGTTACTTTATTTGTACTATTATTAACAGCATCTTCAAGTGTCCACATTGCTGTCCTTTCTGTAGAAATATTATATACTAAACTAGTATATAGCATACACCAATCTGGTATCTTTTTAGCGTATACATAATTATATCACATATGCATATAAATTACAAATAGGAAAGTAGGTGTCGACCATATTTTTTACTAGTAGAATTACGTGACGAAATTTTAAATACAAAAAAGCCCCCCAAACACTAAATTTGGGGGGCTTTTTATTATGCCATTTCTGGTTCAAGTACTGGAGTTTCTATTACTTCAGGCTCTGTTACTGGTTCAACAACATGTTCTCCTGTTTGTAGCTCTAGCATAGTTCCTACTAAAGCATCTAGACAAGGAATTCTTACTTTAGAGTATAGTCCTTCGATGGTTATAATGTACTTTTCTACTGGTACTGTCATACTACCCATTGTTTTGTATATATACATACTGTTTCCTTTAAATTTGATTAATTATAACAAATTCACAGTATTAAAACAAGCTCAATTTAAGTAGACCAGCAAGAATTTAAAGCTTAATTTCTGTAGGCTCTAATAATCTCTTTACACATCTTAGAACGTACAATATCTTCGTCCAGGAATTCAATAATCTCAATACCTGAGATTCCTTCTAAACGATTAACTGCATCATCTAAACCAGAGTTAGGAATGTCTGACTGCTCAGTGTCTCCGCTAAAGATCATTTTACAATTCTTTCCAATTCTGGAAAGCATCATCTTCATTTCTTCTCTAGTACAGTTCTGAGCTTCATCAATGAGAACAATACAGTTCTCAAAAGTCGTACCGCGCAAAAATCCTAATGGAGTTGGTTCAATATCCTTATTTTTCAGGGCGTATTCGTAGAATCCTTTACCCAAAGCTTTAGTGAATATAGAATCAAACGGTAGAAGATATGGAGCATACTTCTCTTCTAGTGTTCCTGGTAGAAAGCCTAAACCTCTACCAGTTTCTACGTTAGGACGCGTAAGGATAATTTTACCTATTCGCTTGTGGAATAATTCGGAGGCTGCGTATGATGCAGCAATAAAGGTTTTGCCGGTGCCAGCACTGCCAACACCAAAAACAATATCATTATGCTTAATCGCATCTAAGTACTCCCCTTGAATGTAATTTAAAGGTTGTACCTCTTTGAATGCATAACTAGAGTTAAAGTTGCTTCGTGCTTGAAGTTTTTCTTCTTGCACTTCTCTAGTATTACTACGCGCTTTTTTACCGCTTCCTGAGCTTCTTGCCATATATTAATATCCTTGGTTACTATAAGAAATGGGATTATTTCTTTTTTACTTTTTCGGGGACTTTATGCCCTACTAACTTTTTGTGTATTTTCTTGCATTTCTGCTTTACACACACTGTTTTTGTTTTAGGGACCTCTACTGCCTGCACTGGACTACACATTAATGGCAATATAATGCATAGACTTAATAATAAATTCTTCATAGTTCAATGTCTTTTTGAACAGGTACTGCTTTAGTTGCAACCTTAGGCGCATGAATTGCGACTTGTTGTGCACCTAAGCGTTCTTGGGTACGGCCAAATGCGGCGATACCTAATACAGCACCCATAGCTAAGTGAAATAAACCTGCTCCTTGTAGTGTTAATGGCTGCCATTGAGATAGTGGCGTTTTTGTAGCTGCCTGTAAGATACTCCATAATACAGGGAACAGAATAAAATCTGTAACACACGTTAGCATGTACATCCAGCCCATAGCCGGACGCCACTTGCTATTCATCCAATCTTCTTTATTTTCTGACATATTAGTTCCTTGTACTAAATTGCATGGTTAACCCAATAATAGGAACTAAGAGTGCTATAACTGCTATGAATATGAAGAAATTCATAAGAGTGTTATACATAGCTTCTTTGTCTTTTTGTTTCTTATCTGCCTCAGATTTCTCTAAAGCATTACGCTCCTTAGTCATACGGGTACGCTCTAACATCATTTCTTCCCACACTGGAGCGTTGCCACTCCAGAATAGAATATCTTTCAGCTCTTTTTCGTGATCTCTAAGAGCCTTAGAAGCCATGGCAATCTTCAAAGCATCTGCTCCAATTTGAGCATCTGACTTACCAATACTAGCAATCTTCATCTTAGTGCTAGCGACATGCACGGCATCTGCATGCTGATAAAAGCTGCTAAACTCGTTAATAAGACCTTTTACGTCCTTACCCAAAGCTATAGCAGCTTTGATACCTTTCACAGCTCCTTGGGCCATGGCGAATGCTGTGAATGGATCAATCATATTTACTCCTCAAAGATTTTCTTTTGGGCGTAGTACCATGCCTGCCAGCCTTTTACTTGCTCTACTACTTCGTAATAGGTTCCGTAATTTTCGGTGACAGTGGCAAGGAACTCACTTGCTTTAACTTCGGAGGTTCCTTGAGTAACACTGCTGGTGCTTCCGGGAACTTCATTTTGACTGGCGCTGTTGTTGAGCATGATGGCAGCACTAGTAAGAGTGCAGCTGTTATCAAGATCTTGGGCGACATATTTAATAATGTATTCAACATTTGCTTGGGTTTTTTCTTTGATTACTTTGGTTCTAGTTACTATTTTGGTAACTACTTCTTTATTAGCATCGGCAGCCTTTGCTTCCGCAATGGCTACTTTAGCTTGCATCTCGTCTACACGAGCTTGCCAGATTGCTTCATTACTAATGCCACCTAAATGCCAGCAACTTGCAGCAATTAGTAAAACACCAATAATTCGCGTGATAGGAGAATTTGTTAAGCTTGCGCCTACGCCGAATATTAGGCTAATATAATAAGCCCAGACTGGGATATACCCTAGGAGCCACATATTACTTCCAATGCGTGGTTATAGTGTTTAATCCGATCTTCTAGACCGATATAGCCACCGTTAATGCGCTTAGTCATTGCTTTAATGTCTCCCTTATCTGCTAGATCGTTGAGATTATTAGTCTCCCAGAACCAGCAGGCACTTTGTACAGCACCTTCAAATGTCGCAAGATACTCCGGTACATCTTCAATATTACCCTCTAGTGATTCTGCAAAAGCTAGGTAATTATCGTGGCCAGTAAGTTGAATTAACCCACGCCCACAGTATTTATACCCATCACCTGAATCTTCATCACCATTGCCCATACGATTAGCGTACACGCGGTTGGCGATCTTTGATGGATTATTAGCATATTCCTGAGCAAGCTCATCAGTAGGAAAGTACTTAGGAAATACTTTGCGTAAACTTGTAGCTTTGTAGTTTAGGTTTTCTTTGATAGCATTAAAGCCGCCTGATTCGTGAACGCACTGTGCTAAGAATGCCGCTTGTCGTTCAGGAGTGTCAATACCATAATCTGGTAGTACCTGAGCTAAAGCTTCATGCCATTGTTCAACATTGTGATTGTTGGGTATGATTTCTTTTAGTTGTTCTAAGGTGATCATTCGCGGTCTTTCATTATTTGATCACGTTTTTGCTGTGACCAGGATGCACCGCCGTCTCCGCCCCATAAGTCCCAAGCAACACGACCCTTGCTTGGAAAACCTTTTTCACCACTATTAAATCCAGTAGCTTGTTTATCAACAGCATGACGACTAAAAAATGAGTGCATTCTTAGTACAGTGCTTTCTGTTAAGTTTTCACGATTTTTTAGTTGGTTAGCACGGGTTAATCCAACAATAGTACCCCCCGGTTTACCTTCTTCGTGCCACTTTAGTGCACGCTTAGCTGCTGAGGCCATACCTTCAGTTGGCTTATACGTCTTAGCTTCCTTTACGGTAGCATCTAACATAAGGGCCACAATATCTTGCAGATCTAGTAGCTCATTTAAAATATTATTCATTTGAGATTCTTTATAAAAAGTGACGGACAATCATCATTGATAACTGTCCGTCAAATCGAGAGTTTATAGGAAATTTATTATATTTTAAAAATCTCCTATACGTTGGTAGCCTTAAGAAACTGAGATAGCCGTTGGTGGAGTAAAGTTAGCCGTGTAACGGGCAACGCCTTTGGTGATTCGAAAATCGTCAATATAACCGCCCATAGCTTGACCAGAACTATAGTATGTACCTATTGCTAAAGCTGTTTGAGTATAGTTGGTACTATCTGAAACAGTTCCAAGTAATACTCCATTTAGAAATAGTCGCATAGATGTTCCAGACCTACACATTGCAAAATGGTACCAAGTATTAAGTAAGGGCACTGAACCAAAACTAGTTTGGGTGCCATTATACAACCAAGTCCAAGTATTGCTAGTTCCAAAAAATGCTAACCCTAGCCCACTTATAGTAGAAGGTAGTAAGGTAGCAGCTAGATGAAAAACGCCCTTATTACTAACATCTGTAGTATTATATACCCATCCTTCAATAGTAAAATCTCCGGTACCTGGAGCAAATTGTGGATTAGTACAAGTAATATAATCCCCAGTACCATCAAAATACATACTACCAGTACCATACTTATTAACTTTAGTGGATACTTTAGCATCTCCTATTGTTAATATATTATTTCTACCTGAAGCATCTGTAATAGCTGCTGAGGCGGAGTCTAATAAAAATGTCGTACTTAAAGCTCTTGTTACTGGAGCAGTGGGAGGATTAAAAGTACCTTTGTATTTTCCAATACCTTTAGTTACTACTAAATTAGAGATATATGCACCTGCTGAGCCGCCGTTAACTCCGACGTATCTTGCAGTAGTATTGTTGGAATAGTTGTAAGTATTTGCCGCGCTGTAAAACTGCACGCCGTTAATAAATATTTTCAGCACACTAGCTGTACGGGAGACTGCATAATGAGTCCACGCATTAAGTGTAACAGTGCCTACATTTCCAAGGTTAGTACCGTTTTCTTGCCAATAAAATGCACTAAGATAAGTTAGCATTGCCCAAGATGAAGTAGACGTTGCATACATACACAGATTATGAGATACTGCGGTATTATATACCCACATTTCAACAGTAAAGTCTCCTGTACCAAAAGCCTGTCCGTCACCCATAGTTGTACTTAAATAGTCCGAAGTAGTAGGGCTATACACACTACCACTATGTAGAACAGGATCATATACACTACTTGGTTTAAAAGGGCTGATTGCTTGTATTTTTGGTGTACCAACTATTGTAGTATTTAACACATTTACACTGTTATCTTTAAATCTATTATCTTGGCAAGCTAGTAAAACTGTACCTGTAACTGCTGTTAAAGCGGTTATTGAAGGTGTGAAGTTTGAAGTGTAAAGCGCCGTACCTCTTACAACACGAACATTACTAATATTTCCATTAAAGTAAACTACGTTAGAGGTTCTACCAATTTGGGAAACAGAAGTACCGCCTAAATTAACAGAACCTGTAAATGTTGTACTTTCCTGTACTCCATTTAAGAAGAGTTTCCAACTACCTACTGAACCAGATATAGCAACGTGGTACCAAGTATTAGCTAAAAGGGTAGTTGTACCTGTTATGTTAGTAGTGTTACCATTTAAGATAGCATATACTTTAGAACCGGATACACCTAAACGCAAGCCAATATTACCATCGGTATATTTACCAAAAATAGTTTGATCTGTTGCAGGAGTAGAGGTATTAAACCAAGCTTCTACTGTACAAGTAACTGCAGAAGCGCCGGAACTTAGATTATAGGTACTAGGATACTCAAGAGCATCAGTACTACCGTTAAAATTAGTACTCCACCCAGCTGGGCTGAATGGTGAAAATGTACCTTGTGAAGGTGCACCTACTCTGGTAACTGCATTATTGTAACTGCTTATATCTAGGTAAGTGTTGTTATTGTGTGATTGTTTTGTTTGTAGTGTTAATAGATTTGTATTTGTAACTGCTGCTAATGGGGCTGTTGATGGAGTAAAAGCTGTAGTATATAGTGCTGTACCATTAATTATTCTAAAATTAGATATATAGCCTACCCATGGACGGGAACTTTTTATGTCTGCTCCTATATTTTGAACTCTAGCAGTTTGTGCCATTGCAGGTTTAGCTGTAGTAGCATTTTGCACTCCGTCAATATATAACTTATAATTTGTACCATCATATACAAATGCTACGTGATGCCAAGCACCATCAGTTACAGTAGTAGTTCCATTTAGCGAAATACCCCCGGAAGCCTGAGCATCATATATCCAAATAGAATTTCCAGAAGCATCTAATCCAATTATATAGATATCAGATACGTTCCACTCTGCTGCAGCACCGTTTTTACATAGTCCAGCATAAGCTGTTTTATTAGTAGTATTTATCCAACATTCAACTGTAAATGCAGTTGAGCTCATAGTAATAGCTTGTGTTGTTACATAGTCCGTGGCAGTAGCAAAATATCCGCTACCATAAGTATTAACTGGTAAAGTATATGGAATAACTTGAGTAATCTTAGGAGTACTAGTAACCGTAATAGTACGTGCATTAGTACTCTTATCCACAAACCTACTACTTTGGCAAGTTAGTAGTACTGTTTGAGCAGCAGTTACTGCGGGTGAGCTAGTACTACGGAATTTAATAGTTCCACTTTGAGTAAATCTATAGATTCTATATCCGCCGCTAACAACAATGTCTGGGTTACCTGTGGTTACTGCTGGAGAAGCTGTGTCTGCATACCGAATGATTACTATACCTGAACCCCCATCGCCGCCTTTTCCACTAACCGACCCACTAACATTACCTCCACCACCTCCGCCTCCGCCTGTACTTGTAATACCTGCATTTGCATGTACAGTTGCGGCAACCATACCGCCGCCTTTTCCACCTCCGCCTATGCCACCATTACCAGGAAAGTTATTTGCATTAGTAGTTTCAGAACCTCCACCGCCACCGCCTGCATAGTAAGTAGTAGTACCGCTTATAGAAGAAGATATTCCCGCACCGCCGTTACCTGCAGTAAGTACTGTAGTACCAGCAGTTTCACCAACTGCTCCTGCTCCACCACCACCACCGGCTAATCTTGCTCCTGCACCTGCTCCGCCTGCATTACCTTGTCCTAGAGTACTCTGACCGCCAGCACCGCCGCCACTTTCAGCACCGGAACCGCCACCACCAGAACCACCAGATAAACCTACTCCGGCTGACCAGGCACCTCCGCCACCGCCACCAAAGGCAACTATACCTATTGGTGGTACTACTGTTGAGGATACTGTTACTGAATTAGGAGTAATAGTATAATTATTGGTTGAATTATCTATAATCGTAGCATTTTTAAATACTAAATAACTTGTATTAGCTACTGCAGATAATGGGCTTATCGGCGGTGCAAAGTTTGCAGTATAAACTAATCTATTAGTTACTCTAAAATTACTCAAGTAACCATTGAAAGAGGCTGCGCCATTAGTACCGCCAATATCAAAATTTCCACCGACACTATAGTTTCCAGCAGCCCCAGTTGCTGCTAAAGCACCATTAATATAGGCTTTAACAACACTACCACTACTACTATATGTAATAGCAAGATGGAACCAAGTACTAACAGGAAACTTACCTGTAATATTCGCCCCGCCTGCATCATTACCTTGCCAACCAAATGTATTTGCAGTTAAATTACGTATAATATTTGCTTCACCTGGGCCTCCATCATATAGGCCTGTTATTGATGAAGTATTGGCATATATCCAGGTTTCGATAGTAAGATCGCCACCAGCCGTAGCTAGTACGCCTGCTCCTGATTTTCTTATATAACTAGATCCAGTAAAAACTCCAGAATATGTTGTATCAGCACTATTTGAGAATGCAGAATAGCCACCACTTCCACCAGAAACTTGAGTAGTAGCGCCAGTGCCCCCATTACCTACAGTAATTGCAAGAGACGTATTAGGTGTAACTGGCAAGCTTGTACCAGTTAACATACCACCACCACCACCACCACCGCCTACTAGGTAACTGCCCCCACCACCACCACCAACTACTAAATAATCTACAGTTGAGGGTGCCGTATATGTTACAGCAGGCTCAACAGTTGTTAGAGGAGCTGTAGGTGGAGTGAATGCTTCAGTGTATAGGGCGACACCATTTATTAATCTAACATTATTTAAATAACCAGACCATAGGTACCCACCACTAGGATTGGCCCCAATCCAAACGCCATTAGCATTGCCCACTGTTCCGGAAATTGTTTGAGTTCCTACTGAAACGCCATTAACATAGCCTGTTACTGTGGTGCCTGATCTAACCCAAGCAACGTGAGTCCATGTATTTAGTGGCACACTAGTAGCAGTACCCCAGGTAAAGTTTCCGCCACCATATACATTAGACCAAAGTTGTCCACCAGTACCAGTTAAAGCAAAGTAATATCTACCAGCAGATTCATTTCCAATAGTGAAAAAACATGAGGTTCCACTATACGCAGTTAAATATGCCCAACACTCGAAAGTAAAGTCTCCGGTAAATGTTGCATCTGCCGTAGTATTTAAATAACCACTAGTATTAAATTGTGTAGAGTAATACCCATCCTGAAACGGATTAGCTTCATTTACCTTAACATTACCACTTGGTGTTAATACCAAATTATTATTACTAGCATCTGAGATAAATGGTGTAGTATTAGCCTGAATAGCTAGTGTAGTACTCTTGAAATAATCATCACCAAAAGTTAGTGATAGTGTGATTGCTTGCTGTACCGTCTGCAGTTGAGCATCATTTACTAGAATAGTAAAAGACACTACAGTAGCTGAAGTAAGTGCACTGGCAGTACCTGAAAGTAGTCCATTGCTACTTAGTGTTACGCCATCAGGTAGAGTGCTACCACCCTGTAAAGTGTACACTAAAGTACTGTCACCACTTGCAAGAAGTTGGATACTTAATACATTACCAGCATTAGAATACGAAGAAGTAGTAACAGTTGGGAAGCCTGAGAAGGTTAATCCCGTTGCCCAGATTGCCCCACTTCCAGCACTATTAAACATCATTAATGAGTACGTACCGCTTACAGCAGCAGGTACTACTGCACGAATTTCTGTAGAGCTAACGAAAGTAGTTGTTGCAGCTACTCCGTTAATGTACGCAATACATCCAGTTACGAAACCTGTACCGATTAGTTTAATGTAACCACCGCTTGTTGAAACGGCGGTATCATCTAGGTTAACGTAGCTACTGTCTGTAACATATACACCAGTAATAGTAGGCCCAGTACCTGCGGTAGCAGTACCGATAGTAGTGCTGAACTTAGCACTACTAGTAGATAGCTTTTGCTTGCTACTTGTTTTAAAAGCCATTATGCAATCTCACTTCCAAAGGCGCTGAAACTTACCGTAGCAGATCCAGCGTATACTGTAATTATGTCTGTTGTAGCTAATGTAATACCAAGCGTAGCTGTGATAGTATCATTAGCGGGTAGTGCAGTATCATAATTAATATAGTGTAGGGCTGCTAGAGTAGCTCCAGCAGGACGAATAGCAATTCTAAAAGTAGTTGCCGAAGCCCCTTGGTTACAAATAGAGAGAGTACTAATAACGGTACTAGTAGCAGAAGGTACCGTGTATAGTGTGGATGCAGTTGTTGCTGCTGGGTTAAGTTGACCCAAAACTTTATAAGTTGTTGCCATTTATTAGGCTCCCATTAATAAGAAAGGACTAAGAGCAGTAGCAGTACTAGTACCACTTGCCGCCGTAGTTTGTGTTGTACCATCAGGGAATTTAAAGCCGCCTGAGGTTGAGTAGACTGTTCCGGCTACTTCGAGTTTTTGCGTTGGCGTAGAAGTACCCATGCCTACGTTGCCATCAGAAGTAATGCGCACTTTCTCAGTCGCAGTGCCTCCAGAACCTGTGCCAAAAACTAGGCTTACGTTGTTTGTAACTGTTCCGGTTGTTTCAATACCAGAAATATATGCGCCTTCTGCTGCACCCGTAAAATCTGAGTTGGGCCAGAAACCAATACTTGCGCCTTGATTTGCGGCCCGTGCGGCTGTGTTTGCTAACCGCATGAAAACAGGCACAGCACCTGAAGAACTAGTGGCTACGTGCAGCTTTACAGCAGGTGAAGTAGTACCAATGCCAAAGTTGCCACTGGAATCCATTACTATGCTATTAGCACCCGCATTCCATGTATGCGTATTTAACGCACCAGTTACTGAACTACCGTAGTTAATATTAGTTACGGAAGTTGAAACGCCTGTGGTACCTATATTAATAGTCTTAGTAGTAGCTGCAGCAGTTGCTCCAGTTCCCAAGTTTAGGGTCTGTGCTGCTGTAGACTGACCAAGTGTGACTGCACCAGTTCCTGCTACACCACCAATACTGATAGTACCAGTTGTTTGCGCTATAGATAGAGCAGTAGTACCTGTTGTTACAGCCCCACCAAGTGTAATTGATGATGAACTAGTAATAATCTGGTTCGCGGTAATATTACCGGCTAGGACCATTGACCCATCTGAGTAGATATTACCATTGACTAGTAAACTAGCATTTTTAATTCTAGTCTCGCCAACTAAGTCTATTCTGCCAGTAGCAAGAGTTGGGGCTATTAGAATACCTGGGGAGTTAGTCTTAAATCTAGTAACTAAGTCGGAAGCTGTTCCAACCATGTAGACATTACCGGATGTTTCATCCAAATATAAACCTTGGCTAGTTGAATCAGAACTAGTTATATATAAATCATCGTAATAAACAGCAGTGGCTACATCCCATGCAGTACTAAGTCTAAACTCAACTATGTTATCACTAGTACTACCTATGATATACATTCTCGTTCCGGCGATATTAAATCTAATACCACTTGCACCGGCTTCTACTGAGGCGATTGATAGTTGTTTTGAGTATGTTGCCGTAGAAACATCATATGCAGTAGTTAAAGTATACTGATAAATTGCATCAACCGTGGTTCCAATCATATACATGATTGTTCCAGTATCGTTGAAAGTTATGCCGTGAGGAGCTGTTTCAGCTGCTGGTAATCCGGCAATACCTGCACCAAACTTTAAAGAAGATACTAATGTTGCAGTAGTAATATCCCATGCAGTGCTTAGTGTAAGATAATACGCACGATCTTCCGATGCCACAATACCTAAACCAGCATTAACTACAGCTGTTTGACCACATGTTACTAATTTAGTACCATCTGGGCTAATAAACATTCCGTTAGTAACTGTATCCCAAGTATTGGTGAATGATGTTACAGATCCAGCAGTAGTAATATCCCATGCTGTGGATAGCGTATACTGATTAAGTGTAGTACCTGTTATTAGGAACATCTTAGTTCCGTCAGGCTTAAAGAATACGTCTGTTGGGTTTATTACGCCAGCAAAAGTATCTTTAACAGCCCAGCTAGCTACGCTATCAGTTAAATTAGTTACAATATTACTACTCGATGCAGTAGTCTGTGTTGTACCGTCCGGGAACTTAAATCCACCAGAGGTTGAGTAGATTGTGCCAGCTACTTCTAGTTTCTGTGTTGGTGTAGAGGTACCAATACCTAAACCTACATAGGTTAGGCGTGCCTTTTCAGTATCTACAGTACTATTTGTAGTAGCATTATCAGGACCATCATTAGTAGAGAATACTATTTGCCCTCTGCCAAAGTTATCACTATCGGGACCAGTTAAAAATGATATACTAGAATAGCTTGCAGTGGCGCTAGTAGTATTCCAATTAATAGCTTTAATTTTACCTAATACACCGTTACTAGTACTTACAATATTAAACGATGCAAATGCAATAGAAGGAGTAGTATTAGAGCTACTAGTACCCACAGTTAGCGCATTAAGAGGCATTAATGTTGCTAACGTGGAGTTGTCTATTACATTACCTACAGCTACAGAGCCTAGTAGTCTTACAGGTGTAGTGGTAGAACTTCCGCGGCTAGTAACAGTTGCTAAAGTATCGGCTTCTGCTGTAAGGAAAGTACTAGTGTCTAAGGTCCACGTATCTGCTGCAGTTTTCTTTAAATATCCGCTAGTTCCGGTCAAACCACCGATAGCCAATAAGTCAGCATCTGCTGCTTGGTAACTATGTGTATGACTTGCAGCAGCAGCTCCTACTGTGGAATAGTCTACAGTTAATACTGCAGCACCGGTATACGTTGAACCAGCTGCAGCACCACCAGTTGAAGCAAATGTAACTGCATTTGCATTTGGTAATGTAGTAGGTATTGTTTGATCGCCAGTATTAGACCCGGATAATGTAGTAATACCTAGTTTGGTCTTAATAGTTGCTGCAGTTTCGTCGCCAGTATTAGACCCTGATAATGTAGTAATACTTAGCTTGGTCTTAATAGTTGTTGCAGTTTCGTCGCCAGTATTAGTGCCAGAGGCTGAACCAGTACCAGTAGCATATGTACCTGCAGCTTGTTTACTATTAAATGTAGTCCAATCAGCTGCGCTTAAAACACCGCGATTTGTCGCTGAAGCAGTAGGGATATTCAGAGTAATAACAGGAGTTGTAGTTCCTGTAGCAACTGTAGAACTAACATCTGTTCCACTAGTGCCTAGAGTTAGTGCGGCAACTGAAGTTACTGTACCACCACCGCCACCACTTGCCGTAGAATTGATTGTCTGATTAGGCCAAGTACCTGAAATTGTTACATTAGTGCCTGCTACAAGGGTAGGAGTTGCGGTACCGGTACCGCCGCTTGCTACTGCTAAAATTGCTGATAGTCCGCTAGCATTACCAGTTAAGTTACCTGTAATGCCGCCACTAAAAGTTACTGCGGTAGCTGTTGTTGCTCCACGTCCGGTAACTGTTGCTAAAGTATCAGCTTCTGCCGTGAGAAATGTACCAGTATCTAGGGTCCAGGTATCTGCGGCTGTTTTCTTTAGATAACCACTTGTTCCAGTCAAACCTCCAATAGCTAATAAGTCACCATCTGCTGCTTGATAACTATGTGTATGACTAGCCGCTGCTGCTCCTACTGTAGAATAATCCACGGTTAGTACTGCAGCACCAGTATATGTTGAACCTGCTGCAGTACCACCAGTAGTATTAAACGTAATAGCGTTAGCATTTGGTAACGTAGTAGGTATTGTTTGATCACCAGTATTAGAGCCTGATAATGTAGTAATACCTAACTTGGTCTTGATAGTTGCTGTAGTTTCATCCCCAGTGTTTGTACCAGAAGCTGAACCTGTACCAGTAGCATAGGTACCTGCAGCCTGTTTACTATTGAAAGTACTCCAGTCAGCAGCACTCAAAACACCACGATTACTAGCTGAAGCAGTAGGGATATTTAAAGTAATAATGGGAGTAGTACTACCATTAACTACTGAGGAAGATACGTCTGTTCCTGTAGTACCTAGAGTTAGTGCAGCAACTGAGGTTACTGTACCCGTAGAGCTACTAGTACCACTAAAGGAGCTAATAGACCCATCTGACTTCTTGAAATAAAGGAGCCCATCAGCATAGTTTAACGCTAATTCTCCAAAAGCCAAATCCCCCGCTACCGGCACACGCGCAGCAACAGAGGACTTCTTTAGAATAACTTGACTTGCCATTGTAGGCTCCTAAAAAGGTTTATTTAACTATAGAGTTAAAATTTAATAAATTCCGCCATCAATAGCATTAGACCAATACGGATTACCTGTAGCATCTTCGCGTAGGAAACTTCCGTCTGTATCTGAGGCTGCGGTAATTCCAAAAGCAGAAGTACCGTTACCATATAAAGCTCCACGACTAGTTGCAGTAGCTAGTCCCGTTCCACCATAGGTTACTGAAATTACAGTAGCATTCCACACACCTGTAGCAATAGTACCAAGAGTAGTTAAACTAGAGTTTACAACACCTGTACCTAATGTAGTGGCATTTAGTACGCTATTACCATTAATACGTAAGGCCTTACCAGATGCAACTTCAAGATTTTCAGATGAAGTCCAAGAGCTTGTAGCATTTACCCAATTAAAGGTTTTATCCGTAGTACCTTTAACTGTAAGACCTGCGCCATCGGCAGTAATATCACTAGGGCTAGCAACACTAGCTAACTCAATATTTTTATCATCAATGGTGATAGTTGTAGAGTTAATAGTAGTAACAGTACCGTTAACTGTTAAGTTACCTCCAACTACTAAGTTACCAGAAGAACTTAAGCTAGTAAAGGTACCTGTTGAAGGAGTAACATTACCTACAGGGGTATCATTCAAGGCAGCTAGTTGTATACCGTCAACCCCACCTTTTAGTAAGGTTCCACCAAGATCAATAGTTGATCCACTTAAATATAATGATCTAAAACGTTTTGTAGAAGATCCTAGATCATAAGCCACATCAGTAGTAGGTAGAATATGTCCGCTAGTTGTAAAAGACTTAGCTGCTAAGTCGTTGTTAACAGTAGTTGTACCAGTTGCTGCACCTAAGTTTAATGAGGTAGCTGCTCCACCGATATTTAGAGTAGTTGCAGTAGTATTAAAAGCACTAAAGGTGGCACTATCTGTAATAATACTAGTAGATATTGTAGGGCTAGTACCGAATACTAAGTTATCTGTACCAGTAGTACCAGTAACTGCGGTACGTAGGTTAGCAGTAGTAGGAGTATTTAGGAAAGTTATAACAGCTGAGGCATATGCAGCACCTGCAGAGGCTTCCCAAGACGTATTACCTAATCCGTCCGTTGTTAGTACATATGTGGCTGTACCTACATTAGTTGGCAGATTATAGGCATTATACATGCTAATCTTACCAGTACCATTAGGTGCAAGAACTATGTTGCCATTAACATTTGTACTACTAATTGTGTTAGTAACAATATCAATGTTACCAACTTTAATATTATTAATCTTATTACTGGAATCAGTAATAAGTGCTGAACTAGCTGTTAGTGTACCTGGGGTATGGTCCAGCATATCGGTAAAATATTTACCACCAACTACTACGTGATTAACCGCATTGCCACTAGTTTCAGTTCCTGAACCTAGGTATAGTCTATCTCCACCGTTTGTTCCACTATTAGGTAGTGCTGAGTAGGCAAACTCGCCTGCACCTAGAACTGCAGGATTACCGGAAGTTTCCGATCTTTTTATCTTTATATTAGACGCCATTTTCTATCCTTTAATACTGGCCACACTCAAGTGTTTGTTTAGTTAAGGCTTTAGTAGGTGCCCAAGATCCCTGTACTCCATCATATACTAGTATAGCTCCATCTACTAGATTGGCCATATTAACATCTACTAATAATGACATAGCTGTTACACCTAGTGAACCCTGGATACCTTGTGGGCCTATGGGACCATTTGCACCTGGCGGACCTGCGGGGCCCTGTGCACCTGCGGGGCCTTGTGCACCTGAAACAATAGGCTCATGTACTATGTTTTCAGATACAACAGTGTTTGTTACTACTACATAGGTCATCGTGTTACCTCCTTAATAAGAGATATATTACCATTTATTAATTGGTATACTTCTCCACCTGCTGAAATTAATTCCAAGCTATATACTGCTGAACTAAAGTCAAATGCTGCAGTTACTTCTGGTAATATGGTTAGATTTATAGTTTTATTTGTATTATCTATGTATATACTAGGAGTATCTGTTGTGAGTTCTAAAATGTAGGCTGTATCAGTGATTTTCTTTCTGATCTGCATTTTAGCAGTGTATCCTGTCATATCTATAGGAGTATTATACTCGACGATACCCCCGCTGGTATAAGTTTTAAATCCTATACTATTTATAGAGTTAATTACAATAGCATTAGTTGTTGTACTAGTAACCTGATGGTAAGTATCCTGACTGTTCAGATCTGTCATGCCAACTATATTAGTAAACTTTACTCGCCAATCTGCTGGAATACTGTGCCCAGGTACAGTTACTACTAATGGTGCCGAGTTGCTAATACCTGTAATAGGTACGTATGTCTTTATAGACGATTCCCAGCGTATTACCTCATTAAAAGTACTACCCTGATAAATTTTAAAATTAATTTTTCCTGGAGCACTGCTCATAATGTCTCCTTCTGCGTTATGAAGCCGTGAAGTCTAATAATCTCTTTATTGAGATTATTAATTTCAGTTTGTAGTTTCTGGTTCTCTAGAGTTAGCTCGGTAAGTTGTTGGCTTAATTTAACTAACTCAATTTGTAATTTACCTACTTCTAATGATAATAGAGAGTTCTGAGAGCTCATGCGCTCCAGCTCATCATGCATCATAGATAATAAGGCAGATTCTTTATTGTTACTATTCCAAGTTTTAAACAATAGTTGAAGCCCTACGGCTATTCCTACTAAGGCTAAAAACCCTGTAGATATCCACTCGGATATGGTACTAGGTATCGTTGACTCCATGGGGCGTCTCCTCTATAAAGTAAAATTTAGGCATAAATTTTAGACGCCTATATGGTTTTGTTCTATTATATCACGTTGGGGTCCTAGTGTCAAGACAAAAAAATATCCCGCCCCTATTTCTAGAGACGGGATAAATTTATTTTAGTAAGGCAGTACTACTGTTTGATCTGTTGTAAGAGTAGTAGGAAAAGACCTACCAGGACCCCAAATTATACGTACGGCACCAGGTGCTCCGGCACTAGATACTCCAGTGGCGTATCCACCAGATCCGCCGTATAGTTTAGTACGGGTTGCTACACCATTTAGCTGTCCACCATAGTTTGAATAAGAACCGCCAAAGGCACTACCACTAGTATAGATAGGAGTGGGGTCTCCCTGACCATATACGTTAGTACCGCCACCTGAAAGTCTAGTACTTGCAGTTGATGTATATACTCCCTGTCCTCCACCACTAGCACTTGCTGTAACAGGGTCATTAGCGGCAGCGGTACCGGTACCACCATTACCATTGTACCCACCTGCACCATTACCGCCGTAGGCACCACTGCTAGCTATATTAACACCACCACCTGAGCCGCCTCCACAACTAGTCCAAGTTTTATTTGCAGTATTATTATAATCCTGATAAATTCCACCAGTACTAGTGTAGCCAGGATTAGTGGTGGTTTGACCACCCTGTGCGAGACAAAAACTACCTCCTGCACCACCTACCCTGTTTATAAACGAGCTTCCGCCATTATATGTAGAGTAAACTCCTCCAACTTCTGTTCCGCCCTGCCCAACATATATTCTAAATACTTCCCCAGGCGTAACAATTAAGTCGTTCATCCATTGCAGCGCACCTCCGCCTCCGTATCTAGCACCACCACCAATGCATACTAAACTTATGCTGTATACTTCAGCAGGTACGCTCCATAGTACTGTGGATGTTACCCCTTGTTTTGTAACTGCAGTATGTAGTACTTGCCCTACAGGTATTTCAAACTCACTGGATGAGTATCCTTTGTTTGAGGCTGACGCCAGAGTTCCTAATATTGGCATTATATTACTTTCTTACTTAAATTTAGAGCGAGATGCCATTACAGTATATGTAGCTGCCGCTGTTTTTATAATAGTATACGTATGGCAATCTATAGCATTTGGGGTACCAGTTTGTACTGCGGTACCGTTACTCCATTTTGGATTAACTGTAGCCCCATCAATATTTATAACATTTGGGTAGTAAGCAGTTGCTCCGTTAGTTATTACCAGGGCTATAGTTATTGATTGGCCTATTGATAAGGTGTTATTAAGACTAGTAGTATTACTGGCCCTAATGTATAAAGTAAAGTTAGTAGCAGCAGCTACTGTATGATATAATACGCTTTGAGTATTAACATCAAAATAAAGAGTAGTGCCTGGAGCACTTGCAGCTATAGTTACTGACTCTACTAACGCTTTAATTTTACTAATACTATTTAGATTTATAGACCCTTCAAACCATGAGCCTCCTGAAACGGTTAATGCACCTGTTGTAGAAGAGGTTGAAGCTGCTGTACTAAATATATTTATAGGATTGTATGTCTGACCGGTGAACATATCAGTAATACCATAACCAGCTATTGTGGTAGGTTTATTTGATAAGCTGTTCCAGTCTACAATACCAATTGTAGTACTAATCTTATTGTCTACTTCGGTTTTTGTATAGGTAGTTAATTGAGGTGCTAGTAAAGCTTCTGCAGCTAAAGCCCTATTTTTCTCAGTTAGTATAGCTGTTGCTGTTAAATTACTAACAGGTTTTAGTAAATCTGATACATTATCTACATTAGCTAACCCAACCATTGCCTTAGTAATACCAGTTACAGTACCTGTAAACGCAGGGGAAGCTAGTGGAGCTTTAAGTAAGATATCACTATTTAAGCTAGACGTGGTACCTATATTAGCTTTTAAATCTAAAGCCGACTGTTGTGCTGTACTAACGGGCTTATTAGCATCCGAAGTATTATCTACATTAGATAAACCCACCATTACTTTATCAATACCACTTACAGTACCTGTAAAAGTAGGTGAAGCAATAGTAGCTTTTAAGTCTAAAGCTGCTTGTTGCGCTGATGAAACGGGTTTTGATGCATCATTAGTATTAGTTGCATTACCTAATCCCACCATTGATTTAGTAATACCACTTACAGTACCTGTAAAAGTAGGAGAAGCTATAGGGGCTAATAAAGCTTCCTCGGCTAAAGCCCTAGTTTTTTCTACTAGTATAGCAGCAACTGTTGCATTACTGACAGGTTTTAAGGCATCAGTAGTATTATCTACATTAGATAAACCCACCATTACTTTATCAATACCACTTACAGTACCTGTAAAAGTAGGTGAAGCAATAGTAGCTTTTAAGTCTAAAGCTGCTTGTTGCGCTGATGAAACGGGTTTTGATGCATCATTAGTATTAGTTACATTACCTAATCCCACCATTGATTTAGTGATACCACTTACAGTACCTGTAAAAGTAGGGGAAGCTATAGGGGCTTTAAGTGATACAGTTGTTGTTAAAGCAGCTACGGCATTTTGATCTACAGATAATTGATTACCAATTTCTATTAAGGTATCTAAAGCAGCAGGTGCTGCACCTACTACAGCAGATATTCTAGCGTCTGTTTCAGTTTTGTTATAAGTTGTTGCTTGTGGTGCTAATAGCAGCTCTGCTGCCATTGCCCTGGTTTTCTCTTCTAGAATGGATGCTGCTGTTAATGTGCTAATAGCTTTATCTGCATCTGTAGTATTTTCCACATTGCCCAAGCCTACCATTGCCTTGGTAACTCCAGTTACAGTACCTGTAAAAGCAGGAGAGGCAACTGGTGCTTTAAGAAGTAATGCTGCGGCAGTAGCTGTACTAACAGGTTTTAGTGCGTCAGTAGTATCATCTACATTAGTAAGACCTACCATTGCTTTAGTAATACCACCAACAGTACCAGTAAAAGTAGGTGAAGCTAGATTAGCTTTTAAATTTAGAGCAGTCGTAGTAGCAGTACTAACAGGTTTTAAAGCATCAGTAGTATTATCCACATTAGCTAAACCAACCATTGCTTTAGTAATACCACCAACAGTACCAGTAAAAGTAGGAGAAGCTAAATCAGCTTTTAATCCTAATGCAGTAGTAGTAGCAGTACTAACAGGCTTTAAAGCATCCGTAGTATTATCTACGTTAGTAAGGCCTACCATTGCTTTAGTAATACCGCCAACAGTACCAGTAAAAGTAGGAGAAGCTAAATTAGCTTTTAAACCTAGTGCAGTAGCTGTTGCTGTACTAACAGGTTTTGATAAGTCACTTGTATCGTCTACACTAGTTAATCCAACCATTGCTTTAGTAATACCGCCTACAGTACCTGTAAAAGTGGGGGAAACTAAATTAGCTTTTAACCCTAATGCAGTGGTAGTTGCAGTACTAACAGGTTTTAATGCGTCAGTAGTATTATCCACATTAGCTAAACCAACCATTGATTTAGTAATACCGCCAACAGTACCAGTAAAAGTAGGAGAAGCTAGAGGTGCTTTGAGAGCTAAACTAGCATTAATTTGACTTGTAGTATATGTGTCAGGTGGGGTAAATGTGAACACCCCTGTGAGCGCATAAGATAGGGAACCTGTACCAGAAGCTGTAACGGTATTTACACTTAAACTACCAAAAGATATTCCATTAGTTCTTATACTATCAGCTAATATATTAAACTGATCTATATAGTCCGTTTGCCCTACGTAAAAAACATTACTCATTATATTTCCTCTATATCTATACTTGTACTATACATATCAACTATAGGATTTACAACATCAGAAATACTTGATAGTTTTCCGTAAATTTGGTGAGCCTGCTCTTTATCATAATCAGTAGAATTATCTGGGAATAAACTAATCAATAAAGGTTTAGGTAAGCCGTTACCTCTTAGTATCCTACTAAACTCTTGTCTATCAGAGGGAGTTAGCCAGTTTAAATCAAAGTTCATACTACGGTATCTAATACCTCTAGTAGTAATTAAGTCGCCTGACTCACTGCGTTCATGCGTGCTTAAATCTTTTGTATTTGAAGATAATCCATAAGAAGTATTATACTTAGGTGACCAGTACGATCCTACTACTAGTCTTGATAATTCAATATAAGGGCTTTGATTGCCTACATCAACTATTTCAATTAATAAACTTGTGCAAGCTGCTTGACTAGCTAAGGGTACCCATACTCTACCATATGTACCGCCCCCGTAAGAGTAACTATTTACTCCCAGAGGTAAAGTACCCCAATTCCATAAACCTAATAGCTGATAAGGGCATGCGGTTACCACACCTGTATCAAATTTTAAAGTGCCAGTAGCTGTAGTAGTAGGAGCATTAACGGTCCCGCCTAACGTAGGTGCTGTACCTGTATATCCCCGCACTCTAATAGTAGCTTGACTTGATAAATTACAGAATGGTAGCACTACCCCGCCTATATTAGTACTAGCAAAAGTTAATACTATATTACCTTTTGCAGTATATAACCCGCTAGTAGCATCTGCTGCTGTAGTTACTGACGAAGATCTCCATACCTGCGATTTAGGGTCTAGTCGCATATTACTAGCCGGCGTACTAGCAGATGCAGTACTTGAGACTGCAATAGTAGTAGTGCTTAATTCTATAATATTTTGGTAAATTATCCTAAGATTATTTAATGCCATTCTATCCTCCTGGTGCAGTTGGCCACGCTATATTAAACGGGTCAGACTGATTTGTTATATCTCTTAGTGCTTGGCGATAAACTGCCCAGGCTTCTTTATTTGTTAATGTAACATCCGGCATTTGAGTCCAGTCGGACGCTTTAAGAAGTACGTCTCTCTTAAGGCGTACTTCTTTCCACATTTCTTCTTGAGTACGCGTATCACGCCAAGTATTAGTACTATAGTCAAATTGATACGTAACACCAGGACTAGAGGGGGTTTCGGTTAAAACTCCGTTTTCCAAGTGATAACTTTTACCAGGTTCAGTATTAGACCAGTCTAATGCAAATACTAAATTTAATACATCTGTTTGGTTATCAGGATTGATACTGTCTAATACTAGGCCCAACATTCTAGGATTGTCAATATCATTTACTGATACTTTTAATAAGGCAGTATTATTTGATATATTTATTTCAAAGTGAGTTATATTTATCATGTAACAGCAATCCCTTGTCTAGTTAGAGCAGATTTAAGCGTATCAAAAGCAGTTTGTAGTACTACGGTATTTGGGTCAAAAAATTCAATTATGGCATACCCATTAGTGCCCTTGGCACCAATTGTACCATTATTACTCATTTGAGAGCCTTGATAAGTGGTAAAATAAAAATTACCTCCACCACCACCGCCAGCCCCATATCCGCTACCAACCAAAGCCCTATAACCTGTTGCAGCAGAGCCCCCTAAGCCTCCAGTACCAAATCTAGAATTTCCCCCCTTTCCACCAGGGGCACCATAGCCACCACCACCGCTATCATCAGGCTCCCAGTAGTATAGTCCACCTGCTGTTGCATAGGAGTTACCAGCAGCTCCTTCATGTAGTCCGCCTGCTTGATTTGCTGGACCAGAACTGGACCCATAACCACCTCCTGGTGCAGATAGCACAACTGCAGTGCCTTGACGTAGTTGAGTAGGCTCTCCGTCTGTCCCTGACCCGCCATATGCATATACACCATCTGCAGGTGTACCTGCATTACCGCCTATACCTATTACTACGTTAAATGTTGTTCCAACAGTTAAACCTGAGTATAGTTGTATTACCATACCACCGCCGCCGCCGCCGCCGCCAGTAGTAGGCCAAGTATACCTATTATCGCCGCCCCCTCCGCCGCCACCAGCTCCTATTAAGGTAACACGCATACTAGTCTTTCCACTAGGTACAGTAAATGAAGCGTTTGAAGTGTAAGTATAAGATATTCCTGCAAAAGTACTTAAGTCAAGCACTCCAGCACGTAGCGTACCTGCAAATTCACCTGTTGCACCACTTAAAGCGCCTGTAAAAGTACCTGTAGCCGCATTTAATTCTCCCGCAAATACGGTTCCAGCAGTTAAAGTACCTGAAGTAAGTACTCCAGCGTTTAAGCTAATAGCAGATAAGCTACCTACCTTTAAGTTACTTAGGTAAGGGTTACCCCAGGCTATATTACCTCCGGTAGCTAATATACCATCAGACTGGTACATATACTGGCCAGAGCTTAGAGTACTAGTAGAACTAAAACTCCAACCTGTAGGGGCTGCATCGCCGGATACTGCGGTAGGTGTAGCAGGAGGGGTTGAACTAGTTGTAACTATGTAAGCTACACGAGCTGAGTTACCTTGTGGACCTATAGAACCGTCTAATCTGTATCCAATTGTATTGGTTACTGCGGCGCTCCAGTTTAAAGTATTGGTTAGAGCAGTTCCTGTTAAATCGGTAACTAGTAAATTAAGTTGATATAGTACTCGTCCAATGCTTGTTGCAGTAGGTGCTGTTGCCGTATCAGACCAGCCGGCAGGGCGTGCAGAGACACTTTTATCAGCCCAAGTATATGTTACATCAGCTGCAAAACTTCCTATAGCAGTACCTGCTTCTATCCATTTATAAGCACTTATAGTAACAGATCTCTGTCCTGGATTACCTTGAATGCCTGGATCGCCTTTAACACCATTTGTAACTTTTGTATAGGTTATCTTTTTAGCAATAGTTGGAGAAGTTATAACACCTGATGCATCATACACAGTTACTACAAACACTACTGTAGCAATATCAAGAGCAATATTTGTAATACCACTGATACTATAAGTATTTCCGCTTCCAGTTACTGTACCCACAGTTCTTGATGTATTATCTGCTTGAATAGCTACTTTAAAGGTATTCGCAACACCCCCATTAGCATTATACGCAAGAGCTACTCCTCCACGAGACACGCTAATAGCAGTATCCGTATCAGAATAACCTGTTGGAGTTCCGTCAGAAGTACAAGGTATTACTGCGTTAGTTCTACTAATATCAACTACGATAGGTTCAGAAGCTTCTTTACTGTATAGTACTGTAAAGAAACCATAGGACGTATCTAGTAAATTCTCAGTAACTGTGCATCTATACTGTATTTGTGTAGAGCTACCAATAATAGCTAATAACCCTGTTTTAGTAATAGTTTGAGTTTTTCCAGTACCTAATAGTACCCAGGTTGTTGAAGTAGCACTTAAAGCATAGTGCCACGTATACACAGCAGACTCGGTATATACATTATTAGGTGTTGCCGTTAAAAGGATATTTTCAGGCAAAGTTGCTCCACCATTTTTTGCAGTTAAGAATGCGCCCGCATCTGCTGTAACTGTAACTAAGGTATTTTTTGATCTATAGGTAGAAGCTTGTAATACAAGGTCTCTATCATTTAAAATTGGTGCTGCCATTAAATTATTACCTCTACATTAATAGTACCTGCCATCCAATTAGGGCTCAAAGATACTACTTGTCCTAGCTTACCAGAAGATAACCCAAACCTATTATGAGTTAAATTAACTTGTTGACCTAACTTTAAGGACAGAAGCTTAGAGGTACCTGTAAAGCTATATACTATCCTTGGTACTTTGAAATAGTTATTTAAAGTGGTGGCAAAAGCTATTGCTTCTGTACCTTTAATTAAACAAGTATCTATCTGCACTGGTGTCGTGTCTAATTTATATGCGGTTTGTATAGCAGTATCTACAATTGTAGTAGAATACCAATCCTCATTAAACATAGTATTATGCGCTGCAGGTAAACTATTAGCTAAAGATGTTTGTGTAGTGTAGTTTTTACAGTACCCTACTTTTGTTGCTGCAACTACCTCAGTTTTATTAGATATATGTAGACTATGATGTAAAATATCCACATCAGTTATATATACAGTCGCATCTCCAGTTACGGAACCTAACTTAAGTAGTTGAAGTTGCCCCAACCTATTCATAAATATTTGAGCGCCAACACTAGAAGCCAGCTGTTGACATGCTATAAGTACGTTGGTTCTATCTAATATAGGCAATCCAACGGCTTGTGTATTATTTGTGGCGAAGTTACTTAAGTTAGTTAAATCTAACTCAGCTGCAGTTAAACTAGTTGTACTAGTACCATACTGAGTAACTATTAGACATATTAGATTTGCTATGTTATTAACATAAGTACCTGGCACAAGTGCACCAGTATTCATATTAATAGATTTAGCTATCCCCTGTATGGAAGCTGTTATTGTTCCCACAGGTGGCTTAGTTAAAGCAAAAGTACCTTTGGTTAAATTAATAGTAGCTCCGCTAGGCGCTGCTATATTATTATTACCATATATAGTACTATTTGTATAAATAGGTACACCATTATCTCTAATCTCTATAACTAATTCGGTAGTACCACTACTATCTACAGTTTCTGCTGTCACATAATTAGTAGTACCGCTGGTAACTACTAATGTTGCATTACTTAATGTAAGTGTTGGGCCATCAATAATAGAGGACACAGTAAATGTAGTAGAAGAATTAATTGATTTAATATAGTAAGTAGCTACATTTAATAAACCGCCAAAGTCGCTTCCAAAATAAGTACTATATGCAGTGTCTGAAAAAGCAAAAGTTATAGGATTATTAACTTTAAAACCGGCAGTACTTGTACAAGTAATTATATTACCTACAGCTGAGGTAGACTGTATATTTGTAACTGTAGTAATTGTACCCTGATTAAACATGTACTCTAATTTAGAGGGGTCTACTAGTAGAGGAGTAATATTACTAACTTCTCCAAATATAAGCGGTCTAATCGAATCTTGATTAGTCTGTCCACCGCCCCAAGTACCGTACGTACCTAGCTTATTGTCTGTTAACGGTACATTAAGCCTTTCTAGCTTATCACGTACCTTAATATTTAGTGTCTCTCGCGAGCTAGAGTCTATATCAGCTATAACTCCATCAAATATTTTTTGAAATCCTGAAGTTGCTGTATCATGTACAGCGGCTAGATTAGCCAAACCCCATCTAGGATCACCTAAATATATCTGTATAGGTCTATTAACCCATATAAACTTGGTACTATCTAACCAACTATCTAATTCTCCGTTCGGATTCATTAATCCAATATCACCAAAAGACATGGATAGCTTACCATCTATAGATAAAGTTTCCGTGGTCTGTAACGCCCCACTTAAGCAAGGTATATAACTAGTTTGTGAATCTGTAGTTATATATCCAATATTAGATAAATAAAATACTACTTCACCCCCTACAGTGCCATAAGTTCCTAATACGTCTTTTGCGGTTACTTCTACTAATATGCCACGTATACTGGTAGGATCTTCAAGCCAAGCCTGAGTGTAGTTCATAGGTTCTCCTAATTCATTTTACCCTATTATACTCGTTTAGGTAAATTTAGTCAAGCATAAATTTTATTTGGCATAAAAAAGCCCCAGACTGGCTGGGGCTTTGTTTACGCTATTTTAACTTGTGAACGGGTATTCCATTCTTGTTGTTTGAAAGCATCTTCCGTTGCTGTACTAACAGCATTGGCATTCTTTATATTTGCATCGTAGTTTGTTGCTATTAAGTGTCCTGTTTGTTCTTTCTGATCTGAACGTAACTGAGATACTTCTTGTCTTAAAGCTTTAATCTCGGCTACTAATTCCTTAGTATTGAATAAGTCGTTACTTGCTGCATTAGAGTATACACGCCCAGGGTTTGTAAAGTCCACAAGTTCTGGCCCTTTTTCACCTACTAGCGATATACCTTTAGCTAAACCTCCTCTAGCATGTCCGGGTATTGTTATACCTGCGGCTATTGAACCAGAAGTAACTGCATCGCTTTGAGCACCTGTAGTAGTTTCTTGAGCTTTTAAGTATTTAGCTAGTAGCTCTGCAGTAGTTTGCGTTGCCTCTGAGGTTATTTTTAAGTAGTCTAATTGTTGTTGAGTTTCTATTTGTTGTGTGGATAGTAGTCCTGTAGTACTATCTAATAAGTCTGTAATTGTACTAAAGTCCGCAGCATACTGAGAACCACTAGCGTACATTTCTCTAGAACTAGCTAGGAAAATATCGGATACTGAACTTATTTTATCTACTGCAGCATTTCTGGTAGCTATTTCTGCTGCAGAGCTTGAGGCAGTAATTGCCACTTGAGCCTGTGCTGAAGTTTCTAGTAAATTGGACTTAGCTTGAGCGTACTTTTCAGCAGGAGTTAATGTTGAAACAGCTCCAGCAGTTAATGCAGCTTTATAGTTTTGTAGTGTTTTAATAGAACTAGTTAAAGTACTATTAGTACTAGTATAAGCTGCTTGAAGTTTATCGCGTAAAGCTATCTCATCAGTTAAAGCATTGATATATTTTTGACGAGGTCTTAATAACTCATCCATTGCTTCTAGCTCTCTACTTCTAGACATTGCTAAAGCTTCGGAACTTTTACCAAGTAACTCATATATTTTCTGTTCTAGGTCTAATGACTTACCGCTAGATGCTGTAACTTCTTCCATTGCACTACTTAAAGCTATTAGTTTAGCATATGTAATGGCACTTTCTGCATTAGTTACTTTAAATCCTAGCACTAGGTCTTTAAATGTTTCCTTGGTTTTTACTCCATAAAACCCTAAAGATTCAAGTTCCTTGGTTAGAGCAGCTTGTTTAGGGGCCAGTCTTTCAGCTTCAGTTAAGAAGTTATCTGCAAAAGTCTTTGTATTATCAATAAAGCTGCTTAAACCACCAGCAGCAGTTATCATAGCATCCGAGAATGCAATACCTGATAAACCGGTACCAATAGAGGCACGCCCTACACTGGTCATAGCTAGATTAACTTTATCCATGCCATCAACAACACGCATTGTTGTTTCTAACATACCTTCACCGAACTTATTGTAGCTTTCTAAAGAAACAAACAGTGTAGAAGATGCAGTATCTAACATTGAACTAAGTATGCTATTTAAAGCTTCATCAAGTTCCTTACCTTTTAGACCTCTTAAAGAAGCTAGAGTAGTTACGTCTACTTGCGCTAATTTATCCATTACCTCACGACTAGTCATACCAAGTTTTTCGCCTGCGGTAATCATTAAATTACCTGCATTGTTAAATACAGCTTGAAGAGATTTCTGAATTTTAGGATCGAGATCGCCTAGTTGTTGACTTAGGGCTTGGCTAGTACTGCTCATCCATAGGAAGCTGCTAGTGCTAGTTGTTAGAACATCTTCATAAGTTTTTAGTGAACCTACTACGCCATTCATCATATCAGCAAAAGTGCCTGTTATTTTTAACCCGGCATCTGTGATCTGTTTAGTACTGCTACTACCAAATAATCCGCCTAAAATATTAAAACCAGACTCGCCTTCCTTGGTACCAAACTGACTCCCACTACGTAAACCTACAACACCATAAACACCTTTAGCTACACCACTAATACCGTCTCTAACTTGTGATAGTAGTTCTACCATTTTATTAGAGTAAGATAAACCTTCAACTGTAGTAGCATTAAGTATATCTAATGAGTTAACGATTGATTGCGATTTAGCTTCTGTATCTCCAGATACTGTACCGGTACCTTGAGCAGTTTGGCGTTCTGCTGAAGTTTTTCCTGTCATGTCTACGGAGCCGCCGCCGCTAAAACCGCCTCCAACAAATGCAGCTATTGCAGCTGCTGCAATTGGTGGTCCAAATGGCCCCAGTGCAGCCATAAAGCTAGCATATATAGCAGGTATATTAATACCTATGCTTTCTAACGCCGAAGAAGCTTGCATAGCCAAGTCTTTTGCGTAACCTTCTGCTTTAGCTGCTTGTTCTTCTGTTAATAATCCCATTTTAATAGAAGACTGTTTTAATTCTCCTGCTAAACTTTGCGCCGAAGCTACCTTTTGCATGCCTGTTATGATTTTAAAAGCTGCAGTTTGTTCACCAAATATCTTCTTAGTAGAACTAAGTATATTTGCATCATTTTTTAATTTATCTTTTGCGTGCTTTTCATCTAGCTTCATTAGAGCTGTAGTTGCTTCTTTTCTTTTTTCGCTATCTTCAGGGGTTTTATCTCGCGCATCTTCTAATGCCTTTTTGTCCTGCAAATACTTAGTATCTTGCTGTGCCATAGATAATATTGCTTCGCCAGCTTTACCAATATTTGTCCCTAATTCTCCAAAAGCAGAAGTAAGACTATCAGTAATATTTACCATTTTGTCCATGGATACAGCTTGTTCAGCTAGTAGTATTTTTTGTGCTTGAGTTAAAGTTATTGCTAGTTTTCTAGAAGTATTGCCTGCATCCATTACTGTTAAATGAGAACGCTCTTCGTCAGTGCCTCGTTTCTGGGCAGCATTTATATCTGCTAAAGAGGCTAGAGCTACTTGGTTAGAAGCTTTAGCAGCAGCTATTTGCTGTTCAGAACCTGTACCTGAGTTTATAAGAGCATTATTAGAAGCTATTTTATCATTGAAAGCTTTTTGTTGATCATTAAGTACGCCCATACTTATTGCTTGATCTTTTAAATAGTTAGATCTTTCTTCTGTATATTTACGATCTTCTGCAGCAAGTTTTAACCTATCAGATTGTTTTATGTAATCAGCTTCACTAATCGCACCTATTTCTTTTAGATTTGATAATCTAGCTTCGTCATCAGTATCACTAATAGATTTTAACTCTAGAGTATTTGCTCTTAATATACGTTGGTGATCTTCTTCTATCTTAGCAATTGCAGCTTCACCAGTTTTACGCGCTTGATAATATTTATTAATTATCTGCGCTCTTTCCGACTCAATTTTGTTTAAATTGGTAGCCCTATCAGCGGCAACTGTAGTTAGAGCTATATTTGCAGCGTTCGCGCGCAACTGCTCCTCATTAGACCTTCCAATATTATCAGATGTTCTTGAAGTAACAGAAGCTAAAGCCTCTTTTGCCCCAATTTCTTTAATATCCAAAGATATGCTTTCTTGTTTGGCTTTATTATCTAGTATATGTAAGTCATTTATTTGACTAGCTGTTTCTAAGGTACTATTATAAGTACCTAATAATGTTTTACTATTTGCTAAATCCGTGGAAGTTATTTGTAACCCTACGCCTTCACGCTGTACACCTTGTAATTCTCGTGTTTTTGCCTCAGTTTTTAAACCTACAGTTTTAGTAATATCAATACTTTTAAGCTGTTGAACAAGTCCTGCTAACTGCGAATCCTTACCAAAAGATAGATTAATAGACTCCTTTAAAAGTTTAATACCTGCTACAGCTTCTGGAGGTAGATAGTTAGGTATACCTACTGTACCTCTACCACCACCTGTAACCATAGTTGCCTGGCTTGCTGCCTGTCCCGCTAAACCTCTTAGTTCTCTTGAGGAACCTGGTTCTGAGGAGTCTATCTTTCTTCTAGCAAATTGTACAGCAGCTAGTTCGCCCAATACTTTTGCATATACTAATGGGTCTCTAGTTTTTGTATCTGTTTCAAGTAACTTCTTTTCTTCTATTAAAGACAGCTCCCTAACTTTTAAGCCTAGGTCAATTATTGCATTTGTGTTAGCGTACCTAGCTTCAATATCAGCAATCTGTATTTTTACTTGTCTTGTAGCTACATCTGCTTCTAGTGCTGCAGTAGGTCCACCTGAAGATTTAATTAAATCAATATAACTTCTTGCTGAAGCTATAGCTGCTTCAGACAAGGCTTTAGCTAGACCTTTTCCTAGCATATCAAAACTTACTTTTGCCATTTCTGCAGCTATATTACCATACTTAGTAACTTCAATATCTGAAGCTTGTCTAGCTAATGATAATCTTTTTCTTACTTCTGCAGTTCTTTGCTGTGCCTTTTCTAATGCTAAAGTTTCTGCTGCACTGAATTCAGCTACCTGTTCCGTTTGTACCGCATAACCATCAGCGATACTTGCACTATTACTTTCGTATACTAAAGCTACATTGGCAAGTGCTTTAGATTCTTCAGCTAAGGCTAATGTTAGATCTTTAGCGGCCACGGCTTGGGCTTTTGCCAAACTATCTAAATTATTTTTAGCTGAAATTAGTTGGTCTTGTACATTGGCGGGCAGTAGGGATAAAGTTTTTGTATCCTTAGCTAAATCCCTAAGTGCAGTTAATGCAGTGATAGGGTCCTGTAAAGACTCGGTTAATTTAGTAGCACCTTTTTGTAACTCTATACCCAGTTTACTAAAATCATCAGTAGGTGTTAAAGCATTGCTTAAACTAGTGCTTTGTTTATCTATATCTGCTAAAGCATTTTTAAATCCTGTTAGGGACTCTGCAGCATTATTAGAGTTTCTACTAATATCGGTTAATAGTTTGCTTATATCTTTGGCTTTACTAGCTACAATGGTCTTATCGAGATTAGCTATAGACTGTTCAAACCCTTTAACACTGTTTACATCTATAGGCTGCCCAAAAATCTTATTTAAAGCATCTCTTGCTTTATTCTTAGCAGGACCTTCATCTAACATTTTGAAACTATCAATTACAGATCCAGATACGCTATCTATCAACTTATCTTTAGAACTTTTACCAACAACTCCCCAGATACCATCCCAAAACTTATCCCAGGGTCCTTGAGCTTCTTGAACTTTGTTGAACTTAAGAATAACGTTATCTAATGAGCCGGTAAGTTCGCCCAATGCCGTAGCTTTAGCCTGAATAGACTCTACACTAAAGTAGCTCAGAGGGTCTTTAGTATTAATCGCGTCTAGAGTTCTTCTTGTGTTATCAAAGGAATCATTTAAATTAGATAATGCATTTTTGTACTCTTCAGTTTGTTTTGCACTTTTACTAAATATTGAATCTAATATTTCGAATGCAGCTATTGCCACACCTATCCACATAGCAAAACCTTGCAGAGCCGACATTAGATTAGTAGCCATAGCACTAGCTATAGCAAAAGTACCTGCTACTCTAGTTAAACCATTAGCTAATAATCCTGTGGCTTTTACAGGAGTACCGTCTGAGAGTACTTGTAGTCCTGCCTTACTTTGAGCTATCTCATTATTTAGCATTTTCCAAGCCGCTTTTGTGCCTGATATTGCTGCAGTTTCTGAGGTTATAGATAAGATTTGTCTTTTTGAAGCATTGCTGGTGGCCTTATCTAAGTTTTGTGCCATTATAGTACTATGGGCAAATCTTCTCTTATCGGCGTCTTCTCTGGCTTCTGAAGCTGCTGTACCTTTAGCTTCGCTTTCTGCTCTTAGTCTATCCCCTTCAGCAAGACTCTTCTCTAATATTTTTCCTTGAGTTTTATAAGTAGCTTTATCAGATTCTAACAAGCTTAATGAGCGTGCCTTAATTGCGGCAATATCTGCAGGAGTTTGTTCAAATATGCTCTTACGAGTTAAATCTTGCACATCTCTACCTACGATTTGTACGTTAGTACGCGTCTTTTTTAACTTATCTACTCTTTCTACTGTTTTTACTTCTCTCTGAAAGCTCTTTTCTGCTATATCAGCTGCTTCTGCATCACCTGCAGCTAGCCTATCGGTATTATCTCTAGATAGTTTCTGTAATCTAGAGAAAGACTCCTCTTGGGCCTGTTTAGCGGCGTTACGGTACATACCTAATGCAGGGATTGCTTGCTTTAAAAGTATTGAACCTACTGCTGCCAATGCTACAGTTAAACCTGTAGGGCTGGCGGATAGTGCCGACATTATAGGACCTAGTACTTTATTAAGTAGATCTAAGCCGCCTTGCATTAAATTATTAATCGAGGCAAGTACCTTGGAGTACGGATTAGTATCTAAACTAATACTACCAAATTTGCGTTCACCTTCATCCAATACTGCATTTGCAAATGCCTGGCGTTTTTCAAAGTCACTTAAAGCACTAGCAGTTTTGCCAATACCACGAGCGTACGCCTCTTGTGCCGGAATAACGCGAGTCATAATACCTAATTCATCCAATAGTTCTGGCTGAATTTTAATAATACCCTTAGTAATCCTATCCATAGAATCAGGAAGATCTCTACCTAATGCTAGAGACGCCTTTTTCGCTACTTCTGTCATTCTAATTATTGCGGTATTGGTCATACCGCCTGAACTTGCCATAGCGGTAGATGTCATAGCATCCCGCATAGAAATAGCACCTTCAGTAACAGCCACCATTTGTTTAGCTAAACTACCTAGGTTTCTTCCCGATACTGCACCTAATTGATCTAAGCCTTTGATAAGGTTAGACGTATCCATAGCTTTAGATAGGGCCGTAAATGCAGCACTAGCTGCATATAAGTTAGCTGCAAAAGTTGCATAGACGTGAACAAGCCCGCCCAAGCCTTGAGCTTGTGCAGCAAAATCTCGCCCACTAGCGCCAGTTTGACCTGCTAGTCCTCGACTTAGATTCGTATCACTTGCTCCACCACCAGGTTGAGCTGCCGCAGCTCTGTAAGCAGCAGACATTGGTTGGCTAGCTGCTACTCCTTGACGAGCCGCACTTGTTGCTACAGGTACACGGATACCTTGAGCTGCAGTACTGGCAGCCTGTAAAGTTTGTTTTAGTGCATGCGCGTCTTTATTCTTGTTAGCAATAGAGCCACCATCATCTAGTGTCATTCCTATTCTAATATCATTTGCCATAATTTCTCCCTCATCAATACGCAAAAAATTACGCATTATTATTAGTAGCTACCATTATAGCACTTATGGATTGTAGTGTCAATGGTTAAAATTTTCCTCCCAATAAAAAAACCCCTGTACCATTAAGTACAGGGGTTTCTTATTTTGTCTTAGGTTTTGCATCCGCAATGGCTTTTGACCTATGCGTATCAATAATCCCTATTAACTCATACTGAGTGCGTCTATCTTCGACCGGTACCTCAAGCAGGTCTAGAATATCTAGTAGTCCTGCATAGGTTTTACCCATATATACACCATTCATCGTATCCCACTCATCTCGAAGCTTTTGATATATACCAAGAGCTTCTTGAACATCTAAAAAGAAATCCTCATATTCTATAGGGATCTCTTCTTCGACTGGCTCAGTGCCTAAAGCTTCGCACATTTCAAAGTACGTATCTTTAGTCATTGATATAGTGCTATTAGCAAAGTAGGAAGCTAGCTGGCGATTTAACTCGCGGTACTGGTCTTCGTGAAATTTGACAGCTCAGTTACTGTTTCAGAAATGAAAGCATCAAAATTAGCTGAAGCTTGCATCAAGAACAAAGCATTGTCCTGATCGTAAGGTAGATCGCTATCCATATCTTGTCCGGTTAGATCAACTGGAGCCAGCTGTTCTAGGTAAGATAGTTTGAAGCCTGACCAACCTTTAATACATGCATTAACGTATAATTGCAAGAATAACTTGTCATCAAGTTCTTCGAGCGGTTGACGGTTTTTAAATACCGTTTTAGTTGCTTTCTTACGGATACCTACTAAGGTTTCGCGTGATAGAAATACTACGTTAATTTTAAAGCCATTGAACCCTGGGTAGTCTACTTCGACCGATTTTGACGGTACCAATAGAGACTTAAGGCTTAGAGCTGCGTTTGTTGTTGCCATGAAAATGGTCCTTTTATTATGAAACAGAGAGAAAAAGAGGTGGGGGAGATCAAACCCCCACCAGGGAAAATTAAACTACAGCTTCTGGTGACGTAGTATCTAAAGCGTAGTACTTAAGCGTAATATCATTAGTAGATGTTAAGTCATATACAGTATTAGCGCCGGTACCTGTAGAACCTTGAGCAGTAAAGTTAATAGCTGTAGAAACAACCTGCTGCACGTCAACTGTTGGAACTGTTAATACTGCTGAAGGGATATTTGCTACAATCTTTAGTGTGTTAGCTGAACCGCCAATAGCGATTGATAGTGCAAACATTGGTTCAATCGTAACTGAGGCGGCGTCTAGCATGTTTGCTAATAGCTTACCAGTACTTGTTGAATCATCACCTGTTGAGCCTGTTTTTAGGTAAGCATTAATTGTACCAGAAACAGCACGTGTACCCGTGTAGTATACAGCAGGTAAGTTAACTGTACCTAAGTTAGCAGGAGTAACATAGGTAATGTTATTGTTAATAGTAAGTGACCCACCGGTTAACGCAACGTTATACGCAGTATTTGCAGCAGCAACAGTAGTACCTGCTGTATTTTTGAGTTCTTTAACCAAAGTTAATGTTAGAGTAGAAAGCTTATTAGTAATAAACTTAGCTTCAGTATTTTTTACTTTGTATGAACCTGTTAGACCTGCACCAAAAGTACCGGAAACAGATGTAACTCCATCACCTAGTTTACGCAACGTAGTGCCTTGACCTGTCCAAGCACCTGTAGCAATAGCATCTAAACCGAAATCAATAGTAACTTGATTTAGTGAGCAATTATCAACAGCGTAAGCAACTTGGTCAACAATAAAGATCATACCAAATTTTTGTAATTGGTGAGCATTACTGTTAGCAAAAGATACGGTACTTGCGTTACCTGCTGTCCAGCCTGCGCCAGTCGCACCAATGGCTGCAACACCACTAATTGCGTTCCATAGAACGCTTTCTTCGCAAACTACCTTTTGTTCACCTACTGCATCGTCAAACGATGGGCGTAGATAAGTTGAGAAGCTAAAATCCACAGGGGCTAGTGAAGTATTGAATGAGCGCTGACCACGAACAGGTGCGATACCGGCTTCACTGGTTGTAACTGTATCACTGTTAGTATTCTGTGAGAACGTAAATCCGTCTAGAACCTGGATTTCGTATGTGTTAGTAGATAAGAAGCCTGTTAATGCTACCTTATCACTACTGTCTAAGTTTGTAGTAAAGTAAACTCTACTATTACGTACTAGATTTAATGCCATTTTATTTCCTTTTTATTTAGTATCTCGGTACTAGACTAGATATTTATCTGTATTCGTACCTCTGATACTGGTTACATCATCTGATATCTAACCTGTAGGTTCATTTCACCTATGGCATAAGGGGCTAATAGCCCTTCATCAGTTGTTATTGAAGCTACCAAAATTTCAGTAGTTTCGTAATTTTTATCAACATCGTATACTAAAACACGATTATTATTGATAACTGTTTCGATATCCTCTAGAAGCTGTTCGAGCTCAATTTGAGCATTCTCGCCTTTACAGTACATCTTAAGTGTGATACCTAAGTATACCCAGGTGAATGCACCTGGAAGATACTCTCTAGTTTCGGAACCTGACGAGCCGTATACACATGGAAAATCATTTACTTCGTCCCAAAATTTTAGGATAGGATAAGCATTTGAATATATGTTAGTATTATAGGGCGCTTCGCCATCTATTAATTTAAGCTTTTCTACGATAGCTTTTAAAATCGATGTTCTACGACTCATAGTAAGACTGCCCTCATTCTATTTCCTACTTTACTTGCTGCAATTTCTCTGATAGAGCCAGCAATCAGCAGTTTAGGGTCTCTTGTTTTTGGGGAACCTTGGCGATAGCCGGGCTCGAATGTTTGGTAAGGATTCTTCATATAGCTATAAAAAGCTGTAATCATACCTTCTCTGCTTTGACTCATACGTTCTACCTTGGCTGACGCTGCGAAGCGTCCGGTTTGGTAGTTTAGGATCCTAGGGTCATTGCCTGTACCCATATTTGCAGATATTACGTCTTGCAAGTGAGTGTTTATTAGAAGTTGTAAGCTGACTAAAGAAAGAGTTTCTGAATAATCTTTTTGAAACCTAGGCACAGCCTTAACTGACTGCTTTAATTTACGAACCTGGTCAAGGTCTTTCTTAATTTTAGCTTTCGCATCCTTCGTATCTACTTTGGACGCTTTTGACTGTATTACTTTTACATTAGGTGAATAGTACTCTTTTTTAGATACGGTTTTACCATTTAAAGAATCTACAATAGACGCTTTTATAAGATCTAACATAGAGGGAGAGCCTTTTGTGCCTATTAATTTTTCAACATTATCTAGCATTAACTGCTTGATGCGCTGTTCTGCACTTCCCTCCGTGAACTTAATACCTGTAGAAGTAAAACTTATAGCTCCTGGATTTAAGTATTTACGTACTGCTTTAGCTAAAGGCGCTTGGGCTCTTCCTGCTTCTTCATTTGTTTCTACTAACTGCATTTCTACTAAATAACTGTTAGTACGTTTTTTATATTTTGCGTATAATCCGTAACTAGAAGTTTTTAAGTTAGAGGTAGCTAAATCTTCTTCTTCTAGTTGTTTTTCTAGATCTGATAAAAACCCTACTAATAAAGATCTGGCTTGATCAGTAAGAGTAGTATTAGTGGCTAGTGATTTTCGTGTTTGAGCTAGTTTTTTAGGGAATATGCCAAAAACGTGGCCCTTTTGAAAAAAACTACTAATAGATATATCGGGGTTCCTTACCTTTGCCTCAGTTAGTACATCTTCAAACCCTGTATCTAGTATAGAACTTATATTATCCATACTTATGCGTGGATAATATAATGCCTTACCATCAATATAAGGTTCTGTAATAGTTTTACCTACACTACCCTTACCGTACTTAGCTTTTGCTAAATTAGCAAAAACTTTGGTTACTTGTTCCGGGGAAGCTTGTACTCCGGATAACTTTTCTATTATATCTGATATTGTTTTATTAGTAATATAAAAAGAGTTAAACTCCTTACCCGATTCTTTTTTACGAATATCTTTAGAGGACATTTTTAAAATATTATCAGTACTAAGTCTTTGAAACCAAGATTTTAAAGCTGCAGATTTTAAAGCATTGCTAAACTCTTGTACGCTCATAATTAATTATAGCTCGCAGTATATAGATCTAGGATACGCTTAATGTGTGCAGGGAAGTGGGTATTACTCAAATACTCAATCTGCATCGAATTAGGGTTAACGTTCTTATGTGTGTGCACAGAAGAATCATTTTTAAGGTAGTAAGCTATAATATCTAAGATACATAGTTTTAAGTCTTGTGGAATCTCTAGATACCCAGCAGTATATGTAATTATATAACCGTTGATAGCTTCTGGAAAGATTTTAACTTTGCTGGAACCGTATGGTGCATAACCATATGACTCTAGTGGTACTGCATCCATTATTAGTGCTCGAATACTGTTAGTAGCCTTAGATAGTACATAATTAGTATACTCTGTTAGAGTAGTATACGTGGCGCCAAAGTCTGTAGAATACTCTAAGCTAGCAACGGACAGTACTGGGTACTCAGATAATTCAATAGCATCTGTTCCGCCTTCGCTGTATTCAACCTTAGCATCGTCTACGTAATCAATAAAAGTTCTGCGGCAGATACTTTTAACTAACTCGCTAACTTTTGGTATAATTGCATCTATAGCAGAATCACTAGTAGTACTAGAGATGCCCATGTAGGCCTTATATTCTGCTCTTGTAACTAGTGGTAGTCCCATATTTATTCCTTTATCTTTTACATAGGCTGCACGCAACCAATGTAAAAGACGGGACCGAAGTCCCATCTTTATTTACTTAGACTTAAGCAACGTAACGTAGAGCGGCAACACCAGCTCCGAGGTTAGTAGCGATTTGAGTCATACCAGTACGTAGGCTGGCTACTAGAACACGACGTTGAGTTTCAACGAGTTCTTGTGTATCCATACGTAGACCGCGTTGATTTCCAACGATGAAGTTAGGTGTGTAAACTGCGATTGCACCAACGTTAGTCAATGTAGCGGCAAGGTTAGTACCATTAGCAGCAGCAGGAAGTTCAGCAGAAACTAGAACTGGGCTGTTACCGATTTGACCGATTTGACCTGTTAGCAAGGTAGCCTGTGGGCCAACTTGGTTCATTGTTTGGAAAGCTGTATCTTCTAGCAAGTTGTAGTATGTATCGGTATTAACGATAAATGTTACTTCAGCTGGATCTAGACCTAAAGCACCTAGGGCTTTACGTAGAGCGCGCATGTTAGCCATAGTTACTGCAGTAGCTGCTGGGGTAGTAACTGAAGATACACCTGCGTAAGCTGAAAGACCTTTAACTGGGTCAGAACCTGAACCAGCACCTAACAAGAATGCTTTGTCGATAGCACGAGCTGTACGACGAACCATTGCATCACGAACGATAGGCATCAAAGCGATCAAGCTATCTTCTTCTTCTTCGTAAGCCATATATTCGTTGGTAGCAACTTTATATGCATTCAAAGTGATTTCTTTCAACTGATGCGTAGCGTTACCACCGGCACTGCTGGTAGAACCAAACTGTGCGTTAGTAACCCAAGTTGCGTAACCTGCTTCTGGGTTTACTGGAATCGTCATAACGTTTGTTTGCATAGCAACGTTACGTAGGATTGGAGCAACCACTAGCTTACGACGAACTTCAGCTTCCATAGTCATAGAAACTTCAAGTTCCCATGTAGCTGATGGCAAGTGAGCACCAGTTTTTTCCATCAATTGACGACCAAATTTGGTGTCTTGGATTGACTTACCAGTAATGCGAGAAAGGATAACTGCCTTCTCTTTGTCAGCGTATGAAACATCAGCAGACTTGCCTTCGGCGAAAGTCATTTTTGACTTTTGCATTGCTTCGATTTCAGCAGCTTTTTCAGTTAGAGCAGTCTGTAGACCTTCTAGAACTGACTTTGTGCTAGCAGCTTGATCAGCGAAACGCTTCTCAACTTCAGCCATTAGTTTCTCAGCACCGGTTTCGGTAGGAGTAGCAAGAGCTACAGCTGCCTTGATGCGAGCTTGCACTTCAGCTTCTTGAGCATCAGCAAGGGATTTAGCAGTAGCTTGATCGGCCAATGCTTTAGCAGTAGCATCAGCTACCATTTGTTTAATTTCGTCTTGGGTCATTTCGACTTCCTTCTGTGATTTGCTGTCTGCTTCCTTAGAGGATTCTAGCCCTTTAGCTGATTCGCTTTTGGGTGCAAACTGCGATTTAAATTTTTTGTACTCATCAGCATCTGAAAATGCTTTAGACAAACTAAAAAGAGTGTTTTGGTTACAAGGAACTGATACAACTGATATTTCTACCAGCTCCAACTCTTTGATAACAAATAACTCTGCTACAGCATTATATTCCGCATCCATGATGCGGAATCCAACGCTAAATGCGGTTAATACTTCATCTTTTACTAAACTAAAAATCTCAGCAGCTGCTGAAATTCTTGCTTTAATCCATAGACCTTTAGAATCAATCCTGTAATCTACCATACGACCGATGGGGTCATCGTGGTCATGTTGAGATAATAGGATGGGGTTCTTTAGGTAATTCTGAATACCGGCTTCCCAAACACTGCTAGGAATTACATCTCCCGATCTATCCGTATCATTGGTACTTGCGTAGCCTTCAATATAGATAGAGTCAATGGTGTCGCCTGCTGAAGGTGTTTGTTTAGTAAAAGTACTATTTACGAATAATACTTTTTCTTTACTCATCTTACTCCTTAATATATGCTCTAAGTAGCTGGCGTATCTGGCTTTTTAGGTGCACCACCCAAACTAGGGTTTACTGCTGAACCTGCAATATTTGCCGGTATACGTAAGTCATCATGCCCGGCTATTGGAGTATATCTTAGTTCAACCCTAGCTTCGTTAGCAGAAATAATTCCACCATTAACTAATGTTGTATTATACGCAGCTATATCTTTTAACTCTGGCTGTAAGGCTGAAACGTTAGTAGTAATAGCATCAATATCGTATCCGAAGTATCTCTCCATTGCTGAAGAATATTTCCGAATAATTGGCATAATTGTTTCTAAATAAAATAAGCGCATATTAGGGGAAATATTTGCATTGTTTCCGCCGTCTAGTAATATGCTAGGCACTCCGAGCGCTTTTAATATTTTAATGTCATGGGACTTGATAGAGTTATCAAAATCCATATCTTGAAAACTGGCGTTTAATAGATTACTTGGCTTTAGTCCAGAATCTAGAATCATTGGCTTTCTAGCACCGTTTTTAGGGCTATAACCTGAAATCCAGTTTTGAATTGTTTTTTGCTTAGCAACTTGGCTTAGCGTATTATCTGTTGTTAGTACCATTCCAGGTACTGCACCGTTCTCAAAGAAAGTCTCTTGGAACGCCTGCATTTTATATAAAATCTCTATAGACCTATTAGCAGATACTAATCTTGAAGTACCGCGATAGATAGAAGTGCTACAAGTATCTCTAATATGAATGATTTCGTCAGGCTTAAAATTCTGCATATTATTGTAGGTGTATCCTGCAATAAAAGTCTTAGCGTCTGGCAGAACCTGCATACTTGCAGCTGGTAGATGATATAAGAAAGCGCCATCGAAGTAAATGAAGATGTTACCTTCTAGGATAAAATCTGTAAAGATACTTGATCTAAAATCTTGTGCTGACTGATATGGGTTGGGTCTGAAGTTCAGTAGCGTAGCTAATGTCTTTTGACGCATACCTGGACGAATATCTGAGGAGATCTTGTCTTTAATATCGAAGTCTAAACTAGCGCAACCTGCTACAATCATACTTGTACCACGATTAACTGTTTCTAGTTTCTTGAAAGAAGCCCTATAACTAGCAGGAGCGTCAGACCCTACGATTATACCTTCTTGTCTAATAATTATCTCTTGCGCGGGGTTAAGTTTCTCTCGAAAGTAACTCCCTACGTTATTGTACCATGCCATAAGTGCCCTTAGGTAAATTGGCTAAAAAACGAGCCTACAACAGCAGAACTCTTACTTACCTCTTTACCAGATGCTTTATCCCGTTGAATGTCAACCCAGCGTGCTTGACGCTCAGCTGAACCGGCTGGAGGAGCTTTTCCGAATATCCGATGTAATGCGACATGATGTTTATTGCATAAAGTACGAACTAAGTCATATAACTCAGTCTGATGTTCGGCAATAAATTCATCCCTAACTTCGAGTATCCCAGCATCTGTGGAAATATCGTAATGTTTTCTCGTAGCCCAGCTTTCCAGCAGGATTGTAATAGAATGAAAGTGATGTAGCTCTAGGTCGCCCTGAGTACCACAAATATAGCAACTGTCCTTCTTATCGTAGGCTGCCTTAGCTTTATCTCTTACGTGTTTGACGGCGATACGCTTATTCTCTGTATTTTTAGCCATATTTTGTACGCACGTTTTAGTAATGCTCCAATTATACCACCCATGCAGCGGTATGTCAATATATAAATTTTTTATGCTCTCATACCCTAAATTTATGCTTGCCGCGAGGCCTTGCTTATGCTATAATACATCAAAGGAACACGATTATGACATCAGGAATATATCAGCTAAATTTCGATAACCAGGCTTTCTATATCGGACAATCTGTAGATATGGAGACTAGGTGGAAGCAGCACTCCGATAAACTTAAGAAAGGTACCGCTGCTGCTAAAATGCAGGATGCGTATCACCAGTTAGGTATGCCGTTTGCTGAGATTCTTGTAAGGTGCCATAAAGACCATCTAGACACTATGGAGAACTATTTTATACATATGCGTAAGGCTATGCCTAACTGCTTAAATACTAGTGCTCCTAAGCTGGATCCTAATATAAATTATAGCTGGATGCTAGACAATCCACAACTATTGCAATACTCTGCATTTGATATTATGGCGCAGTATATAGAGCAGTATCACGAGCATAATAGTTTACAAGAAAAACACGATGATTTAAAGCATAACTTCAATAAAGAGTATATGCTTCACCAAGCAGCAACCGAACTTAAAGAGGGTAAAGATGAAAATGCAGAACTGGTTAGAGCATATCACGCTAGGCTTCATGCCGCGCAAGACCGACTTAATAAACTTAACAGTAGAGGCTTCTTTGGAAGGCTATTCAACTATGACTAATAAACAGCAGATTAAAGCACTAGATTATGTAATGGGCTTAATTAAGCATTACCCGTCTAGTGCTTACGCATATAACGTATATCGTCTACTAAAAACCACACGAGAAGAAAAATACAAAAGATTACCATGGTATAAGCGGTTGTTTATCCACCGATGGTAAACGTGTAAATAGCGTATCGCACAGCGTCAGCCATGTGAGATGCCATTCCATGCTCTGGACGCTCAGTTGTTACTGAATCGCGACCATCCCAGCGGTATTGGTCAAACATGAACAATGTATGTTCGCAATGGGGAGATACTTTAATCCTACCCTGTTCCACTAAAGTCTGTACTAGCGCGATGCCGTCTAGTACGGACTTTTTTGCTTTTATGGTAGCAATATCGTATGTGTAGGCTAAGTCAGCAGCAGTTTGAGCAGCTGCGGAGTCAATGAAGATGTTCTCAATTGACCACTTAGTAATTAGCTCATTTAGCCGTACGACGTGCCCCGCAGTCGTAGCCTGTGCTTCTTGGTACTCGTCTACAATGTGATAACAATCGTCAGCCGGTGAATACACAACCACGCAGAATGCAGTAGGGTCTTTGTAACCAGGGTCAAGCCCTGCAATCACTTCATCACCATCTCGCTGTACATAATCTAGTACATGAGTATCTTTATCAAGCCCATAGATCTGACCCTCGTACACGCTAAAGGAAGCCATGTATTCTTGTTCAAACTCGGCTTTAGACATTACAGACTTAGCCTCTTGAACGTCACGCTCGCTCATACGTGGGTTTTCACTATAGTCCGCAGTGATACTAGCCCACTCGGGGAAGTTCTCTGAAAAACCACGATCAAAGAATCGACTAAACCAGTTACCGCGTCCGCGGGGTGTACTAATAAAGATTGCCTTCGAACCCGGCTTATCCAGTGTAGGACGCAGCGCAATATTAAAAGCCTCTTCACCACCTGAACCCAATGCAGCCTCATCAAAGATAATCAGGTCATACGAACGGCCAACACTACTATCCACAGTAGACAATGAACCAAGTCTAATAGTAGACCCATTCTTTAATTCTAACACACGATCTTTTACGTTATCACGAGCCATTTCCAGGTCAAAGCTGCGAATCAAATGCCTTTGCAATTCAAATGAGATACTGCTCAAGTTATAATTCGGCGATATAATCAATATATTACACCCAGGCACAAGCATCACTAGCTGTCCAATAACATTAGCGATGTAGGTCTTTCCAAGACGCCTAGCTAGCGCAGCACAAATAAACCTATAACGTGGATTATTAACTGCATTAATTAACGCAATCTGGGCGCGGTTAATTTGTTCCCAAGCCGTCGAAGGCTTCCTAGTCAATGGATCCTCGGCCGGTAATAGCTTCAAATAATTTACAATAGGTAGTTTAATGAACCTAGTAGCAACTGGAAACTCTGTAATCGTTTCACGATCAATATCGGGCCTAGAAATTGTTAGCATACATATAACATAAAAAATACAATGATTATTAATAAAGCTAGCATTATTTTGGTACCGCGTCTAAGTTTACCAGTTGATTAATTAGCTGACCATACTTAGAGCCATCCGACCCGTTGATCTGCACATTTACTTGATTCTTAACATTAGTAGCTTGTTGTACCTTTTCAAGCTCAATCTGGCGAGCTAAAAGTTCCATCGACATTTTATGCGATAGTGCTAAAATCTCGATAATATCCTTGCTGCTTCCAACATCTGCCTCCTCCATATCCTGGAACTTCTTTTTGATGATAGCATCCATCGCAGCGCGCATCTTAAAGCGATTATTGAATCCAACATCAAAGAACACTTGGTCAATATACGCTCGTACGTCTTTACGCTGAAGAGTTTGGGTGACTAGGGATTGTGGGATATTTAGGACACTTGCGACGTCTGCGGCATCTTGGTTCTGTAGATAACAGTTCGCGATCTCAAGCGATTCGGGCGATATGTCAAGCGTTTCAGCGGGGGTCGTGGCAGGAAGGTTCTGGGACAATTGGGGTACCTCGGGTAATTTGATACATTATATCATTTTTAGCAATTTAGGGTCAAGGGGTAAATTTATTAAGCCTTGGCAAATTCGCCATTTAGTTCATTATTTCTAGTATCATATGCTAATTTAGCTTCTTCTACTGTAGTATAGGTACCTAAGGAGTACGTTATGCCTTTATGATATAGTTTTGCTCTAAATCTTCCCTGTACTTGAGTTACACCTTTAGGTAGACCTATCTTTGATTTACCTACTGAATTAGCATTATTTTGCTGTCTAGTAGCTAGACGTAAGTTTTCTATTCTATTATTTAAACTATCTCCGTCTATATGATCTATTAATGTACCTTCAGGTATAGGCCCTTTATACATTTCCCAGATTAGTCTATGGGCTCGATATTCTTTTCCGTCTTTACGGACACGCACATATCCATCTCTATCTAGGTTACAGTAAATATGTCCGGTTTTCTTATTTAATAGCAGGCCGTCGTCATATTCATAAAGTTCATTTAAGTTCATAAAATTCCATAAGTTAAATTTAATTATACCACTTAAGGAAACTTTAGTCAACATGTAAATTTGTTCCTGGGGGCTCATTTAGTCCATAGTTTAGCACCGAAAGTTTTTGTCAAATTTCTCATCTGTTAGTCTGTTGGTGGGCCCCGGTGGTATGGTGATAGTCTATGTCTATTAACCGGCCCCGTCTGATAGGTAGGGGCTATCAGCACCCCATTGTAAAGTTATGTAAAGGTGGGGACAATTGTTGACAACTCGGGAAAACCTGATATAATAAACACATGAAACAAGACTACATCTTAGCATGCAAGATAATCGAAGCCAACAATCCTACGGCATGGAGCATTGTCCAACACGACGACAATAATTTTTCTGCTAAGATTGGCTATTGCATGGCGTACTATGTTATAATCAACAATCAGATTATTGGAGACGTTTGGTATGAATAAATTTTTAGTTGAGTTGGCTCAGGCCGCACTAATCGCGGCCACTATCGGCTTTCCCTTCATCATCTACTTTTGGAATATGACACCATGATCTTAACCTTCAAAGAATTGGTAATCAATGTTGCCGACTACAATGGTATGCAATATGGCAAGGCTTTGCCTTGGATTATCAATAAGGCTTGCGACTATGTTATGCACACCTTTTATGCTAACCAAAATGAGCATGATGTTATCCCTGATGCTAACGTGGTCACTGTTGACATTGTTATGCAAACGGTAACCTTTCCGGGATTGGTAACTACACTACATTAATCAAGGCCCTTCGGGGCCTTTTCCTTTAGCTAATCATTGCCAATTTGATAAGCTTGGCGGCGCCGATTTTACCACATAAAATCGGGGCGTGTCAAGGAATTTATTAATAACCTATTTTTTGTAGGGGCAACCGTTTGGCTGATTTGCCGCTATAATAAACCCATGAACACACAATACCGCGCAAGAGAAATAAAAGAATTTGCTGATTTTTGTGCGCGGCATGAAATTCGGTTTAATAACATGATAGAATACTATGCGGCAATCGCACAATATTTCAAGGATTGATAATGAAATATGTTCTAGCTTTTTTG